TAACTTCCTATTGGCAATCCGCCGTCTGATGTTTCGAGCAGACGCGATATTAGATAGATCAGGTCATCATTTTTAACATGTTGCCTGAGCCAACGCATCATATATTTCTTTGAGATGCTCTGATAGCACTTTTGAATATCCGCAATCGCGGCATATCTGCTGTCGCACATCCACGTCATGATTACCTTTGCGCCGAATATGGGCCCCTGCCCGATTTTTCCGGCTATTTGATAATGCCCTGTCCTCCCGGCTATGTCCTCCAGCCCATTTGATGCAATGTAGTCGTAACATTGCTGTTTGATATGTTCTATCGTAATGTGCCGTTTCTTTCCATTGGAACGGTCGTATCGTTCTTCATAGCGCACCGGTGGGAGTGCTACATTGCGATTGGCAATTTCGCTTCGGAGCATATCAACCAGCTTATCAATGCTGGAATCACACCATTCCATCAGTTCCTGCACATCCCTGCGATAAAACACCTTTCTCCCTTTTCGCGCGAAACATTGTTTTACCGCTGTTTTTATAAACTCCTTATCTTTTATATCGGTGTTTTTGCACTTGCGTTTCATTCGATTTTGCCTAGTATAGGTTTTCATTCATGATTACTAGCCTACCTGCTTTTATAAGGCCACTTTGCGCATTCCGCGCAGGTAAAAGCGCTTGTTATGAGCGCGCACGATAACCAAATCTTTTTTGATTGCCCGCGCCTTTAACGGGACTTTTGCAAATCACAGCACCCGTAGTCCCAGTTCGCGTCCGAAAGCCCGTTCCTCAGGTTGACATTCGCAATGCCAGCGTTCGAGCCGTTCCTCAGGTTGCCAACGGTATGTTATCGTGCCCTTTGAGGGGAGGCCCCCTCTCCGCTTCGCGGATTCACCCCCGCGAAGCAGTGTATATCAATCGCAGCACCCGCAGTCCCAGTTCGCGTCCGAAAGCCCGCTCCACAGGGCGACAGACGCAAGGCCAGCGTTCGAGCCGTTCCTCAGGTAGCCAACGGTATAACGTTCCCGCAGGTCTCCTGCTGATCCGCTTTGCGGTCCCCATACTCTGTCACCAGTCCCAAGGCTGTCAGATGTTCCTTTGGTCGATGGCCACATAAACCCTCTTGTATCCACATCAATGTCGCCAACCCAATAATCGGAGCTGGCTCCTGGAATTTTTCCCGCGCAGATATATCCGGTGTGGACATTTGCTACGTGCTTAACTCCTTTCGGCGCAAAGTATTGCAGCCAATCACCGTTTGCATCTTTTTCTGACATTGAGTTTGACTCAATCATTGCCTGCCCCCACATAAACTCAGTGCCAAGGATGCGGAACGGGTGTTTGCCATCCGTGTTGGAGAGATACGAGCCGTCGAGATGCCCGATTACGCGATCTGTTTCCGCTGCGATGCTCGGGAAACACTTTACGCAGTATGTTGTTTTTGCATCAAATGTATTTTCTACATCAAGATCAAGTGCAACATAAGTTGTGCTGTCTATCGTTACGCTGTTTACGCTTTTTACTCTTGCGCGATTTACAATATCGTGAGATGTGTTTATATTCGGGTCTTGAGTTCTTGCAGAGCCAACCGATACACACATCCCCTCAAAAAAGCCCTGATTGTTATTTGCAATCAGCACGCGCTTCGTTCCGGTTTCTGCATAGGCGATCATCTCCATCATATTTATTGTTTGCGTATGCCCGGCAAATATTTTCTGAACATTTTTGGTTGCATACTTAATGATCAGCATGAGCATTCCCCAGAGATTGCGCTCGGAACCGGCTCCCCAGTAGCCAGATCCCTTCTTTTGAAATTCTGTGATCATAGAATTATAAGAAGCCCGCATGGGTACGAGACCCGGCTGGGATCGCGGAAGACCATCCGACCCTTTTCCGGCCGCAAATGCTGAGTGTGTGTAAATAGGGAGTACTGTTCCATCCGCTTTTACAGCTTCACACCACGGTACGAGCCCCAGCTCCGGGTGTGGAGTGTCAGACATGTAATAAATGTCGTAAGTCCCATGGTGCTCGCAGTTCCAGTAAAAAGTGGGATAAACGTTGCCGACGTCGTATGCCCCTTCGGTGCGATAAGCCGGAGAGCCTTCGAGGGCAATTACACGCGCAGTTCCGTCATCATCCCGTATATAATTGCACCGCTGATACGTAAAAATCGGAGATGCAGTCGCAAAGTCATCCTGTCCGGCTACGGTATCAGTGGATGGCTCGCACTTCAACCCGTAAGAGTCCCGCATCAGTTCGCCGGAAGATGTTGTATTCGAGGCAAATCTATAGATTTTGGTCGCAAACACTTTTCCATTGCGCTGCTTCTCATATCCCATTGCCAGCTGTTTCTCCAGCGCTGAAAGCGGGGCTGTAGAATACCCGCACTGCGCGTCAGCGATTGCCTCAAGCGCGTCGGAAGTTCTTGCTCCGTGGGTGTATGACGGAAGTTCCTGTATTGCATCAATAGCCATTTCATGCCTCCTTTGTATAGTGTGCGAGCGCCATATGCCCGGTTTCCGGGTTTATCATTAAACGATAGTCAATGCCATCCAATTTTGTTTTGTCAGCCGCACTCATGAGACCATCTGTGCTTTCTGTAGCGACCACATTCGACCCTGCAGCGGATGATATCCCGTCCAGCTTTGCTTTATCAGATTTGCTCATCAGGCCATCAGAACTAGAGGTAGCAATGCCGTACGTGGTGTTATTATCCTGCTGCGTAAATGTGGTTTTTGTGCCATCCAGTGCAGTAGCAGTAAATGTGGTGCCACTCCGCGTGATACTCTTGATTGCTTTGGACTGATCGAGGTTTGCTACGCTGCCTAATCCGACCTGAGCCTTTGTAACCGCGTGCGGATTGCTTTTATTGGCAATATGACCGTTTATAATTTTACTGACCGCACCCAAATCATTTGAATTGGTCATTTTAACCCATGGGCCATAATTGAAACTTCCAGGCGTTGCACCGCTACTAACAAGCTGAGTATATATAGTTCCAGTATATTCGACAAAAATTCTTAATCTGTATACATATGGGGCAGCGCTCTCATTGTCGTAAACTTCTGATAACGGAGACAGTACATACATTATGAAAGCGCTGTTAGCGGGAATATTCTTTATTGTTCCAGATTCGGCATTCGATGGACTATAGTAATTCCCAACCTTTATATACTCTATGGAATTAAGGTCAACATTGGCCGGGATATATGTTCCTCCCTTTGGGAGCAATCTGAAAAATTCCCGATCAACGGCTTTTGTGGGCCCATAGTTTAATTTGTTTCCGTCAATCTCGCCTTCAATGCTTAAGTTTTGTAATGATGCTCGAGCTTCAACCTCTATTACTCCATTTGCCATATGCTAAGCCTCCATTACATGATCTGAGTATTTGTAAGAGACTCTCCAACAGATATTGAAAGAATGGAGCTCTTCCATGCGGCGCCATCAGAAGTGATGCCATGGACCTGAATCTTCACGGTTCCTTTTTTCATTGCATTAGTGTCGCTTTGTGTAAAAATGTAAGTAATCTTTCTATTTCCTTTATCGATATCTGCTTCTGTAATCTGAAGAATTACTTTATCATTCTGCACGACATCAATACGAACGGAAGAAGTAGAAAAAATAATATCATTGTCAATTATAATCTCAAGCCTAGGAGTAGTACCAGGAATAATCTGAGTTTCGTCAATTCCAAGAAGCTCGCTTATTGTTGTAGCCATCTGTTATCCAACCTCCTGCTGAATATAAATCGTGTTTGTCACAATCTCTGTTTTCTTCTTGAGATCAACACCATGGATTCGCACCTTAAAGTACGCTTTTGCTGTAACCCAGGAAGGAATGTTTATAGACTCTTCTTTGATCTGAAAGAACTCGCTATTATCTCTTGTAATGAACTCGATGATTTTTTCCAGATTATCGTACTCATGATCTTCAAATATAATTCTGCAAGAGAGATAGTTCGAGCTACCAGCGACCAATCCATCGAAGCTGCATTCTGGGTCTTTCTCAAGAGATTGACCATTTACTTTAAATACAAGCTCTCTCATATTAACTTACCCCCTGTATTTTGAGCGTGATATCCGATGCTGGTTTCTCATGAGCATAGAACGTAATTGTCTTTTTATCTGTATCGAGAATCGCCCATCCCTGAGGTGCCGTAAGCAAAGTAAACGCCTCCGCTTCTGCAACAGTCTGAACTGAATTCGTTCCAGAAGGAGCTCTTTCAATTAATGGAGTTTCGATATAGACTCCATTCAGTTGCAGAGTGTACGTGTAGTAACTTTGGCCATCTCCAAGATTAGCAATTGTTGAAGAAGACCATCCGCTTTTGAGAATTGTCCATGTTGACCAGTCAAGCTGTTCCTGAAGTTTTCCGGCAGCATCTGTTGAGAGTTTATTCTTTATTCCTGAGAACCATTCGTTGAATTCATACTCAGAAGAAGCCATCTTTTCATTCCACTGGGCTTCCCACTTATCAATAAGGTCATCAACTGAAATGGTCTGAATGATGCCAGTAACATAAGGGCAAGCAGATGTGCCTACAGCATTCTCAATCATGCCTGTCGTAATAGCAGTAGTCCCAGCAGTTACAGTAACATACGCAAGAGGATACTGCTTATGGTACTGCTCATTAATAAGAGTCGGCTTTACAGGCGATGTTGACCTGGTGCCTTTTACGACCATAAGAGTGTTTAATCTGTAAGCATCTCTGTGGTCAATGTCAAGCACTATTGCATCAATTCTATTCTGTACTACTTCTGCCTGATCGATCTTAAGCTCATAAGCACTTGTATTAAGGCTCCATGTGTGATCGAACCAAGCTCTTCCGGTGCCTACAAATACTGACATGGAGGTTCCATTTGCTGTAACATTGTAGTGGTCCCCAATATCCATGTAGACACCATCTTTAATAATTCCATCAAAGATCGAGGAGAATTCTGTAGCATCATACTTTCGATCCCCATTCTTTGAATCAAAAAATCCGTAACTAAAAGCCATGATTAACTCTCCTCTACTTCATTATTTTTGTTTTCGTCTTCATCGGATTCAAACGTCGGAACTAGCTGATAACCGTTTTGATTATCATCTGATATTGCACACTCTATGATTCTGGTTGTTCCTTTAATCCCAAATTCGTTTTCAATCTGAACAACATCTCCGACAAAATAATCTTTCCGGAATTTCCACTGAATCTGACTCTGAACCTCACCATCAAACGTTGTGGCTGCCACATTTTTCCCAAGAGTCTCGTTTCCTTTATCAGTGAGTTTGGCATTGTATTCTTCCGCTGTAAGGTCCTTACTTTTACCGTTGTCGTCAGTTACTTTTGAACTGACTGAACGAGCATCTGTAAAGACCTCTCTTCTTGACAAACCAGAGCCAGACCCAACAGAAACATACTTTCTTTCGTTACCTTCTCCTTCTCCTCCAACAAGTGTAACGTTCTTCAGTTTTGTGTCTGATTTAACGTATTTTGTATTAATAAGATTGGAGAAAGATGGGCTGAATATTACTTCTGGGACAGCCGTTTGATCATGCGTTCGACGAATACCAGAATATAATTTAAAGATCATATTTCCAGCATCGTTCTTCTTTATGTACCATCCAATATGATTCTTTTTACAGAGATCACGAATCGTATCGTACAAGTTATCTCCTGTAAATTGGGTATCAATTGTTAGATTTGTAATCGCTGGATCAGTAGATGCTTCAAACGTGAGATTTGGGATTTTTCTATTTGAATCAGAAGGAGAAATAGCGTTAAGATTCAGGAGTTTTTGGATCTGATTTTGAAAGTCTCCGTTACAGTCTACCTGTCCCCAGATTATTCGTCGGTCAAGTAAAGACTCAAGAGACCTTCCAGTTATTGTTAAGTTAGCTCCATCTTCAATGTCTGTGTCTAGTTCAATTGTCTCAATGATCATTGTGTAATCAGATTCATTGATCTCTAAGTATCGGTCTTTCTTAAGCAGATTGAGCCAGACATCCATTGCTGGTACTACTAATTCAAACTCTCCAGCTTTGTCATATCGCTCAGTCCAAATGAAACTCTCATACACATCAACGACCGGACTCAGCCGCTGAAAGTTTGAATCGAGAACATAAATGTCCATATACTCGCTCCATTAAATCCCCAGCAAAGCTGTCTTATATGTCATTGTGAATGAGCAGGCATTTGTATTGCTACATGTGAACGAGAAGAGATTGTCACCAACGTTCATCTTGAACCATTCAAGATTCTTATTGACACAATTGAGAAGGCTATAACTATTAACTCCACGATGGAGAGTAATGTATTTATCGCCATCAATTGTTGAGAAGTTGATAACATCCCCAGCCTGCAATCCGGCTCCAGTTACTGCTTTAATCTTGTTATCGTCAAATTTAATGGATCCTCTTGTATCTATGTTATAGATGATTAACCCGCTAATAGAACCAAAGATTTCAACGGTCGCAGTAAGACCATACGGAACATCTCCTTTGTAGGTAAGAACCTGCTCGAGTCGGGAATACTTTTCTGAGAATATAAGTCTTCTACGTATATATGAATTATCTCGATTGAGTTCTTCTACGTAATAGAAGCGAGAATCCATAAACTTGAGAAGTAACAGGTTATGGTCATCTATAGAAAACAAATCTTTGAAAGTAAGATCAGCCCCGTTTTCAGTGTAGCAATGATACAGTGTTCCATTAAACTCAAGCTTCATTACGGTAGAAGCGTTGCTATCTGTAACCGGTACAGTATCCTTGAACTGAACGAGCAGTGTATTATTTGTGTTGAGGGTTACTCCTGGCATACTAACAACCATTTTCCCATCAGATCCCATTGCTGTCTGTTCTGAATAATATGTCGCTCCTGCTACCGATCGAATATCTGAAATTTCATTCTGCCATGGGAACTCAAATTCTTTCTCAACACCAGTAAATATCTTTGACGTTTCTCCACGATAATATCGGACATCAAAGAAATATGGATTCGGGCAACTTACTGTAATTGAAAACGTTTCTGGACTCGAAAAAATCTCAGGCTCATTCTTTTTAACGTAACCTGAAATCTGAGCAATTCTTGTATCTGTTTCAAATGTTAGTGTTACTTTTTGCTTAGCCGGGAAGTACTTATAACATTCCAAGCGTCGTTCTTCTATTGTTGTTCCATCATTCGTCAGTACCGGAAGTAGAGTAATATCAATATCTCTTTCCGGAAGATGCGAGGAGTTATAAATACTTCCATCGACTGAAGCAAGTTCTGTTGTGTAGATGCTAACATCACCGGCTCCAAGTCCAGAGATTTCCTTGATAAGAAAACCACTTTCCTCGTAACCGGTGAGCCGCATCGTTTTGCTCGCACCCATGACGTTAGTAACTGTCATCGATTTAATCATTTCGAATTAACCTGTCCTCTGAACTGCGCGAACTGGCTCTTAGTCTGACGGTAAATATCAATTTTACTAAGCGCCTTGGGTGAATAGTTGTTCTGGATAAACTGATACTGATTTGAACCCGGAGTTTCTGGGCTGTTCAGTCGTGATTCGATATCGGCAAGTCTGTCTGACGGAGTATTAATCTTTCCAAGACTTGCATTAACTCGGAATGCCGAGCTGTTAAAAGATGCACCAAGACTTCTGATTCCAGCCTTTGCATTATCCAAATTGATTATAGGAGTAATAACCGGTTGAGTAGACACATCACCAGACAGAATATCATTTGCCTCTTGAAGTGCTGTCCTCATTGTATCAACGATGGTATTTGAAACGGATTCTGAAGCATTCTCTACATAACCACTCGCGGAATCAAGTCCGTTTGCAGCACCCATGTCCCACCATCTGCCAAACTTGTAAGAGAGCTTGGAAGGTGAACCAATCTGAAGAGTGCCAGATGTGGTTTCCGAAATTGCTTGAGCCAATGCCCTTGCTGCATCGACTGCAGCCTGCTTCTTGGCATCGATACCGTTGATGATACCCTGTACCCAGTTCATACCAATGCTAGAACCATTCTCAGTCGTAAGTGTATTCTTAACAGCAGTGTCAACAGCCATTGACAGGTCGGAACCAGCAGCAGTAACTGTGCCAGACTGTTCCTGAATTCCGTTTGCCATTGACTGAGTAAGAAGGCTTGCATTATTATACCCGTCCGCTTCTACAGCTTCTTGGTTCTCTGCAAACCCTTCCGTTAATGCATCAGTATAAATCGTGGCAGAATCCATACCAGTTTGTGTCATAACAGGCTGAACCGCTGTTGATAAGTTCATTCCCATTTGCTGAGCAAGTGTTGCCATCGACTGCGAACCAGCGAGGTACTCTTGCAGAGTCTGCTGATATGTCTGACCATCCAGTTTGCCATGATCCATCCACGACTGCTTTACGGTAGCCTGAGCACTATCGATCAACTGCTGAACACCAATAAGTGAATCAGCCATTGCCTGAAGACTACTTGAGCCTACACCGCTAAGAGCGTTCACTACCTCAGGAGTTAACTTGTCCCCAAAGTAAGCGATAAGTTCACCACCGCCATTGTTTGCGATCTGAACCATCTGATCATAGTACTGGTGCATTCCACTAACAGTTTTTTGGACCCTTTCAACAAGCTGCTCACTTGTAAGCTCAAAGTCGTCCTTCCACTCTCCAAATGGATCAAAAGCAGATTCTAGAGAACTAGCTACATTGGAACCAATAAGATCACCAAGATCTTCAAAACGTACAAGCCTTGAATATAACTCTTCCTGGTGATCAATCATCTCGAGAACAGATTCTGCTGACGCATCTCTAATGTCATAGACTTTGTTGATAAGTTCATCGACTGTTAAACCATTGTTTACAGCAGTATCATTCAGTTTTGTAAGAGCTTCCTGGAGTTCCTCTGCTGATGCCGTACCGCTGTTCTTCAGTTCGCAATAAGCCTTCGTCTGTTCCTTTACATCATCTGTTAACTCAACAGTAGAAACCTGATTCTTATGGATAAATTTCTCCATAGTAGTTCCTGCTGCTGTGCAAGCGTCTTCAACCTTCTTTAACTGAGCCTGGAGCTCTTCAGAAGAAGCTTTTCCAGACTTCTTCATCTCTTGGTAAGCGTTTGCTTCCTTCATGATGGCTTCTTGCCCAGCACCTTCAGCAGCAACTCTCTCTTTAAGACCCTTAAATATAATGACATTTGCTTTGGCGACCATTGCCTGAGCTGCTGATGTCATAACAAGTTCTTCTCTTCCTGCCCAAATTTTGTTGTACTCTGACACCTGATCAGCAGTCATTTTGAGCATAGAAGAAACTTTAGCATAAGCAGACGGACCTTCTTCAATAATTGCGTCGATAACTTCTTTTCCGAATCCCTTGAAAGCCAACATCTGCACTCTCTGATAGAAAGACTTAATACCTTCAGCCTGAGATTTCGCATTGGATAACATCTTCTCAGGGGAGATAGCTTCAGAAAGTCCTGTATTAAACTCTGAGAAGAGATCAAGAGCTCCATCAATGTTGTCCTTGATAGTCTTAAATGCTTCAGAAAAAGCATTCTGGACTGCCTCGAGTCTCTCTTCAGCTGTCATTGAAGTATCTTCTATTTCGTCATTTGCTTTGAGAGAGTCCTGATAGATTTGCTCGGCTAACTGAGAGAACACGGTCTTGGCACCATTTGTAATATCAACATTATTAGCAATCGCGTAAGACCAACCACCAATCGAAGACATAAGCGACTGAATTACGGAATCAGAATACTTAAGGTATTTCAAAAGCTTCTTTTGGGACTCGGTTTGATCCTTAGTTGCCTTTGAATTGCCGCCTTTAGCAGATGTATTGCCATCAGTTGCTTTTGTATTATTGGTGGTCTCTTCAGTATTTTCTTTAATTGCTTTCGTATCTTCTACCCAGACAGGAGCTTCGTTATTATGTTGTTCATAATGTCCCGTGCTGCCCCAGCTAACTCCAAATGAAGATGCCAAATTAGTTAAATCATATTTAACAAGAAGCTGTTTAATCCTTGCAAGCTGCTGACCAGCGCCATCGTAAACACCCTGCCCAGCTTTATCTCCAAGGATGTATCCAGAATTATAAATTGAGTTTTGGCCACCATTCATTCCACCAGTCAATCCCTGAACAAGGAATTCACCTATTTGTGTCATTACTTTAGAAGGAGAATGTGTTTTAGTGGCATCTCGAACACCCTTTTCTGCAGCGTCCCCCATATTTTCTCCGGCACCATTTATGTGCACAAGGCCACCAGTTATTCCAGAAACAATGCCGTCTACTATATTAAGCCCAATATTCTTAAGACTGCTCCAATCCCCATTAATTCCATCCTGAACTGCTTTAATCAAGTTTGGTCCAACAGAAACAATATCTTTTAAATTCTGAACAATGCCATCTCTTATTCCTATAATTATGTTATGTCCTGCTTTTACAATATCTTTTGCACCATCCCCAAAGAAGAACGCCGCAATAGCCTCTGCGAGATTTAATAAGGCTTCATCAAGCCTATCACGATTGTTGTTTAGGCCATCTGCAAGGCCATTAATAAACGCGATCGCAACATCCCAGGCTGACTGAATGACCTGACCGATGTTCGCTGCAAAGCCCTCATTTAATCCAATCATGAATGCCATGCCTGCAGCAACAAAGTCTTGAATATGGGCCGCCAAAGATTGAACAATAGACACTATAAGATTTACGACTGCGTCAACAAATTTTGGAATATATTCGTACACGAGCACAATAATCGCATCAAGAACAACCCCTGCCGTTTTAACAAATTGGTCTATTGTATTCCTAATAGATATAAGAAGTGTTGTAATTAATGTCGTAAAAGCATTTATAAGAGAATTACCTATTGCAGGAATCATGGATATAATCCCAGTGATAAATGCCGTAAGTGCCATGACCGCAGAATTCACAGCAGCAGGTGCCGTTGCAGATAGCGCTGCAAGAGCAACACTAAGAAGATTGAGCCCAGATGCGAATGCTAAAACTCCTGCTCCAGCAGCTAGCATTCCGGCACCCATCACTAAAACTGCTGCACCTATAGCAAGGATACCGGCCGAAATCATCGGAAATGTTCCAGCTATTGCTCCAAGGCCAACAATTATTCCAAGAGCGGCCCCAAATGATACAAGGCCCTTTGCTATGCTTCCCCATTTCATTGCACCTAAAACTTTCAGTGGAATTATAAGCAGATTAAGTCCAACAGCCAATGGTATAAGTGTTAGTGAAAGAGATAGTAAACCGAGAACGATTTTTGGGAACTTTCCAATAATTGCGCCAAGCCCGGTAAATATTCCCAAAGCACCTCCAATTGCAATTAAACCTTTGGCGATACTCTCCCATTTCATTCCTCCAAGTCGCTTCATTGGATTAATAAGAGCATTAAGTGCGATGGCAATAACAAGTATTGCAGGTGCAATCGTTACCATCTTAAAACCAGAAGCAAACTTACTTAATAGAATTGCTGTTCCAACCATTGCAGATAGCAAGCCACCAATACTAATAAGGCCTTTTATTATTGTTGGAATATCTAACCCACCAAGTTTTTCAATGGAACCAGATAGCTTTTTGATAGCTTCAACAAAAATAACAATCGCTAAAGCCGAACTTAAAGGAAATTTAACGTTATTAAGAAACCTGGCAGATATTACTAAGCCGGCCATTAAAGCGCCAACACTAATAAGACCTACTGCCATTTCATTCCATTTTAAACTTCCTAATAAAGTAACAGCAGATGACAATACCTTAATTGCAAATGAAAATATAAGTAACGATGCGGCAAGTTTATTAAGCAATCTGGCTTGCCCTGGTTTTATATTTTTTGCAAATTTCTCATATTGCTTCATTACAGCAAATAGAGACGCCATTATAACTAGGCATCCAGCAATCCCTTCAAAAAGCTGTTGCGGCTTTAGTTTGCTAAGGGCTATAATTGCTCCAGATACGACGGCTAACGACACCGCAAATTTAATAAGCATAGTCCCAAAAGCACTTGCTTTTACTGCATAAGCAGAAGCATCAGCGAATTTTGCGACGATTGTTGAAATTGCATCTGTAATTTTTGTAAATGGTGTTTTTCCTTTTCCGAGAATTGCGCTTGCTTGTGTCATCTTATTCCATATCAGCATGACGGTTGTTAAAACACCCAATGCAGTGGCCATGCCAACAACCGCGCCAATAAGTCTTTCTTTTGGTACCGTAGAAAGAGCATAAAATGAAGCTGCAAGAATAGCAATCGACCCAGCAACTTTAAGAATCTTATTCGCATCAACTTTGTTATACGTCTGAAGAGCAACGCCCATTGCCGACACCCCAAACGCTAAGGAGCTAAGTCCAGAAGATAATCCAGTTCCTATACTGGTTATTGCCATTGAAAATTGGCTAGACCAAGCCGTCATCGAAGAAAAAAATTCTTGAATATAAGTTCCAACTGTATTACAAATTCTAGAAAAATCCATCATTGCTTTGCTAGAATTTGCAGCAGCACCAATAACTCCAGAGAAGCCTTCTTTAATTCCAACTCCAGCACTCTTTATAACATCTATTGCGGGTTTCATCTCTTGAAATTTTGCAATAATATTCGAGAAAATGCCCTTTATACCCTCCCAGATATTACTGAGAATCTCTTTAATTGAAGAGAAGACACTAAAGCCATCTTTAATGCCTTTTGCATTTGATTTAATACCCTCTTTAAAATCAATAAACTTATTAAGAAAATCTGATAACTTGCTAGCAATTTTATCTATAACAGAAAGAAATCCATCAAACTTAGGGACCTTAATATTTAACTTATTTGCAAAATTTGAGAATGCTGTAACTGCTTTTTGAATCGCAGGATCTATAATAACTTTTTTAAATCTTTGTAAAGAGGCTGTAAGCTTCTGTACTCCAGGAAGATCTCCTATCTTTTGAAATGCTGAAACTAAGTTATCCTTAAACTGGTTCGCAGCAGCACCAAGCTTCTCAAATATAATTTTGAAGCTATTAAGAACTGTACCAGACTGATTGACTTTCTGAGAAAGCTGTCCTATTTTATTGATTAAAGCTCCAATAATAAGAACAAAATACTTTATTGCTACTCCAACAGTTTTAATAGTTTCGAACAGAACATTAAAAATAGCGCTTAAAACTTTAGCTACTTTTGAAGTAACCTGAATATAATTTGAAACGCTTCTTACATTGGCCGAAAATATCTTTAATTTAGCAACACTAGGGCCAAAAGCCTTGTCAAATTCACCGGCAATTACTATAAATATCTGAGCTAAGAATAAGAACGAATTATACAGAGCAGTTACAAAATCTTTTATAATTAAACTGCTTCTAATTTTTTCAACAATATTTGTAAGGCCTTCTATTGTGCTTTTAACAATAGAATTAATAGTATCTATAAATGGTCCAAGATCAGCCTTAAGATCATTTATAGAAATTCTTACAGCGTTCAATAGTTGTGGCATCTCTTTAAGGAAAGGAAGTGAAACCTCAGCACCTATCTTTGAAAGAGCTGCTTTAACGTTTGCTAAGGCGCCACTAAAAGTATTGTTTGCTTCAATGGCATGGTCGGCAAACGCATCATACATTGCATTTGAGAAAGTCTGGAAACTAATCTGTCCTTTTGAAGCCATGTCTCTTACTTCAGCTTCAGATTTTCCAAGAGCTTTACCAAGAGTCGCTGCAGCATTAAGACCATGGTAAGAAAGTTGGGTGAGTTCATTACCCATTACTCTACCTTGGCCTGCCGCATTGGCAAATATATTTGCTATCTGATCATAGTCAGAGCCAGTCTGAGCGGCAACGCCAGAAATAGCTCTCAATGCTACGGACATCTCATCAAGATCACCATTAGCTATAAGAGTCGCTGCATGCTGACCTTTGAACTTTTCTGCCATTTCATCAACATTATTAGCAGTAAGCTTAATGTTGTTACTAACTTTTACTCCTGTGGTTGCAAGGATTGCTGCTGCCTTAGCTGCCGAATCCAAACCATAAGCGGTCTGATTAACGGCATAAGACATATCCTTACTGACAGATTTCCACTCCAGTCCTAAGCCAGTTAACTGAAACTCGGCCTGATCAAGATTGAATGCCCTATTCCAGCCTCCAGATTTTATCTGATTCCAAGGAGCATTTAAAAGATTAATAGTTTTCTTTAATATGCTTGTAAGACCGTTTCCTATATTTCTAAGCACTTGGTCGCCTATTACTCCAAGCGCTGAAAATTTCTTATTAATAGTCTCCATTGTTGCTGGCGTTTTTTCTAGTTTAGTATTAACGTCATCAAGAGACTTTGACATTCCGGAAAGAACTTCTTTTCCAGAGTTCTCAGTGTTTTTATTTACACTTTCATTAAGCTTATTAAGGGAATTGATCGTTTCTTTGACACTAGACTCAAACTGAGCATTGTCAAATTGCATCTTTACAACTTGTGTATCTACACCTGCCATAAAATATAATTCACCTCCTCCTAAGCTTGCTCTATTTCTTTCCAGATTCCAGCTTCTATATCTTTAAAAACTGGGTCCATTGCTGGATTAATATAATCGACGCCATTAACCCAAGTACCACTTTTTGTTCCATGCCCATACTGAAGCATTAAAGCAACATTAAAATATCCCTTCTTAACATTTGAGTTGTGCCACGATATAGTTAATGTTTTTCCGTCATCATCGATTTGATAAAACCAAGATTTTGCAGTTAATCCAGAATCTTTTGGTGTTGCTATTTCAAGTGCTTTGACTCCCATTTCTCCATATTTATTAAGATTTTTAAGCCAAAGTTTTTCTTGTAAAATTCTTAAGAATTTAGATGTATTCTTAAGATTACCTTTTCGTTCCATTTTGATCGTTAAAGACATCTGTTACCCCTTACTATGATGAGCAGCTCTCCATGCCTTACTAGCTGCTGCGTTGCGTCTGAGTGTGTCTGCCTTTGACATCTTTTCCGGATTGTTTTTAGCAGACGCAATTTGGATAAGCGTTATAAGATTATTAAGATGCCATTTCTCGCATTCAAAAGGAATGTTAAAAGTAGTCATGTAATAATAAATTAGTTCACTTGTTAATATCTCTTTCTTTCCTTGCTTCTGCTTCCTATTATCAGTGATTGTAGTAGCAGTCATCGGGTCATGAATGTAATCAATAACCTCCTGATAATTTTCCTGAGTCATATTATCAAATACATAATCTGGAACATCTTCATCCATGCACATGCATTTGATGTAATAGATCGTCTCTTCTAATGTTTGCGGGCCTGTCTTTTCATTCAAGAAAGGCCTTTTGTAGTGCTGTTCCCAGCGCGTCAAAGAGATAAGAGAATGCTCAAGATGAAGAGTCATTGGATGAATTGTAAAGAACTCTTCTTTAGAGCTATCCCAAAACTCTCCTCCGCTTATAGTAATCTTAAGCATTCTCCACCTCTATTAATGTCTTAGTTATTCATCGGAAGTACTTTTGCTTTCTCATGAGAAGTAGCTGCATTCAGAGTCTTCTTTGGCATAACGTTATTTACAAATTCTGCGGCAGCTTTTTCGTCTGTTGCCATTCGCATATAAATCTGAGAATAGGCCTCGGTCTGCTTGAATTCTTCAAGAATTTCAGGAGACTTTACAAATCTCCTACCATCAAGAGATTTCTGTCCATAAGATTTTGAAATAAGATCTTCAAATATTTTAATCAATGACGGGACATCTTTCGCATCGATTGCTCTTTGAATAATTGTTGTTAACCCGCCAGTTACAGAAAGTTCCATCTTAGCAAGTTCAGCTTCAGTAAAGTTGAAATAGAAATCTTCTTTTCTTTCGTTTCCGTCGTAATCGACATAGCTTTCAGTAATCTTGTACATATGATGATTATCCTCCTAATAAAAAGTGCCCTCTCAGAGAGCATCTCCAAGAGGGCTTGTGTGAGCGGTATATTATTTAGTTTTTATTTAGTTTTTTATTTAGTTTTTAATTAGCCTGTAGTCTTCGGGAACATAGCGATAACATCATCCGGAAGCGGAAGAGATGCTTCTGCTTCTTCAGTTCCGTAAATCTTGTCCTCAAGAGCCTTAAGCTGATCAGCCTTAACCTTAGTGCTGTCAATCGTAAGGCGAGCAACCGGCTTTGCTCCAGGAACAGAGTTAACCGGAATAGGAGTCGTCGTGAACTCATAAGAGAACTCGATTCCCTCAGGGCTATCGTTTACAGTCTGGTACTCTGCTTCTGAAGGAGATACAGTTGCATTGTAGATCAGGTGAATCTTATATCCATGATCAATGCCATCCGCATCATTACCAATCAGAGAGCGATAGGAGAAACCAAACGGCTTTCTCTTCTGCTGTCCAAGCACAACTCCCGGAACAACGTTGATAGAGCCATCACACTCTGCCCACTCATCCGGGTAAGCATAGCAGTTGATCGTACCACCAAACTCCTCAGCACCACGAAGGCTGCCGTACTTGATGTTATCTGCATAGAATGCATTCTCATCTGCACCAGAAGGAGACTCTGTAACAGAAGTAAGACCATTCCAAGCTACACCCTTCGGGTATGCTCCCTTATCCTGAATATAAAGGACACCTCTATCGGTACCGGTTTCAAAGAGTTTCTCGCCAACTCCATCCCATGTAATCCTTGCCATATTTTTTTATTCCTCCGAATTATGTTCGTTTAAATCTGCATCAAAGAGTTCTGCATCATCTTGTGTCAGGCCATTATCTTTTTCGTATTTCTTTTTCCACATTTGGATAAGCGCTGTACTAAAAAGCTCTACTGCGCCACCGCCAAGCCCAAATTGGACAAGCGTGTCTGGAATAGAGTCTTTAATATAAAACGTTATGTAAGTAACAATTACGAAAGAGATAAAATAGATTAGAACTCCAGTTACAATTTTCTTTAGGTGTTTATCATTCAATGCTTGTCACACCCTTATGTGTCAAATATGTTTGAAGATTATCTTTGGCTTTCTTAAGATCATCCGTATTGTTCCCATCAATCGCATGACTTAAAAGAGCCAAGATTGCTTCTTGTGTTACAACATTACCCTTTTCAAGCTCTATGAGCCTGTTATTATCTTTCCCTATCTTCTCATAAATATCTTTTATCTCATCCTCGATTACCGTAATGCGTGCGTTTTGGTTTTTCTCAGGGGTTTTCGCCTTATCGACCCACATTATGATCATAAGAATGAAATTTGAGAGAAGGAGGCAGAATGTAAGGATTGTTGTAGTCATTTCAATTGGTTCCATTGGTTTCCACATTAAGTTGCGCTCCCTTACATTTCTTTGTAGAGCTCTTGCATGTGCGCAACTTTTGCATAAGACTCAGCATACATATTTAAAAGTAATTGCTTAATTTGAGGATAAATAGAATCACTAGTATCTTCTTTGTTGTAATCTTCTTTAAACATATCTAGAAGTTTAGAAGCGTGGTCCAATTCCATCTCAGACATCTTTGCAAATGTTGAGGCACGATCCGAGTTCGTATCCTTACAGTCAATAGCTCTTTGAATGTAATCGCAAGCTCCATCAAGCTCGTCTCTGATTTGATTGTTGTAATAAAGAATATCCATGTTCCCAGTGCCCTCTTATCTCATTACGAATTAACAGCAGATGTAGTTGCTGCGCCTGAACCAGCCCAAGCTACAAAACGACCAAGGTTAGAAAGGATGGTCTGAGACTGCTGAGCAAGATTTGCCTTATTCTGTGCATCAGCAAGCTGACGAGTAAGATCATCAATCTGCATCTGATCCATCTTTGTCTTTATTGAGCAACAGCAATTCTCCATCTGGAATCCGAGCTGAGAAAGCTGAGCCGAAAGCTGATTGGTCTGATTGGTGATCTGCTGAGAAACGTTGTTAAACCCCTGAACAGCGTTAATCTGATTCGCATAATTCTGCTGCATGAGTGTGGCTGTCTGATTATTTACAGCCTGAAGAGTCTCATAGTTATTGTTTGCAGAAGAGAGAAGGGCCTGCTGAATACCAGAGTTAACTGTCTGGTTATTGATGGCTGCCTGAACTCCTTCATTTGTTGCTACATTAGGCATTGGAGCGCCTCCTCTATTTCCATATCCACCCCAACCAAGCATAAGAAAAATCAGAATAAGCCAGCCGAGTCCATCATTGCCACCGAATCCGCCATTTCCGGTAACTGCTGCAAGATCAGCTGGTGATAAATTTCCATCTGCCATATAATTTGTCCTTTCACCTAAATAATTTAGGATTTTTGTGAGAAATTTGTGAGTTGCGTTAATAAAGACAGCCTATATATTTTGAAGAGGGCGCTGGGATGGCTGTCTGAGTAAAATATTGGTTTTTGGGCACAATATTTTAAGACTCAATAGCATAAACATTTTTACTGCCTATGCTATTGAGAAGAAATGTAAATTAAAATCTAACCATCAAGATTTTGATTCATATAACAGCGGTTATACGAACGGGCAGAATGAGATAAAGAATACAGAAACAATAACATTATATTTACTTGCTTTTGAAGCTAACTTAGTACACTTCAATATTGAATAAGTGTACTGTCACTTTAATGGTCTCTTGCTGATGCACAGGAACCATCTGTGCCAGTTATAGTAAAGCCCATTCTCACAACATCAAAATTATAAGGTCTACCACCAGACCTCGTTTTGTTTATGCTGTTTACATGGACGGTCCCATTTGAATTAACGGTAAGATTTATTGCGAAATAAACAGCGCCAGCACCGCCAGCAGCACCTGATATAGTTACGGTGGTGTTTGTGCCTTTGCCAGATGAAACACCGTCCGTATAACCGCTGTTATATGAAGCAGATCCACTCACAGTTCCAGATCCATTATGGTATCCCGCAGGAATTGTTACAGAGCCACTTCCAGACGTTGATGCGCTCCACGCTCCGTTATTTGGCATCGAACCAGTTAAAGCGTTGGACTGCTTATTTGAGAAAGTCTTTCCAGCAAGTACATCACCAGTTTCAGCGTTGCCTTTCAATGGTTTCCCGCCACCAGCAACGTTGCATAATATTCTAGCCATAAGTTACTTCCTCCCAAATACCATATTTATTATTCCAGCAGGATTAAGGCCCTTCTCATTACACAGCTGGTAGAACGCTCTCTGAGGGTTTCCCCCATGCTGTGCCACATAATTCTTGGCCGCGTCTAGTCTTGGATCATTTAAACTTGTAGGCAGAGAATCGTTATTCTGATTTTGAGATGCCTGCTGCCCAGTTCCTAATTGTCTTAATATCGGATTCATTGCCTGCTCCTTCTCATTCAATGAAGTTCTGCCAAAAGTTTATCGATTTTTCCTTCGATCCGATCGACGTCAGATTTCAAAGCATATTCTGGTGATTCTTCAGTCGCTTTTGCGTCAACAACTTTCGGTTCTTCGATCTCAGTAATCCTGTATGGTTTAAGAGTGGCGAATCCAGCACTGTCCGTAGATTTGCACCAAATCACATCTTCCTGAGTCAGATCAATCATAAGAACCGAACTATTTGGAGCTAACTGGAATGAATTCGCGCCATCTCTTCCACTAACTCTCGGTATTTCCATTTTGTTATATGGACCCTGAAAATTTATTGAATTAAGTCCTGGAATAGTAAGGTTGTCGTAAGGATACATGGTGAATGTCCTCCAAAGTTACCAATAAATAGTGTAATGGTCGTTATATATGCCATCGACTATTGATCGGTTATCAAACGAAATGTATTCGAAGTTCTTTAGCATAGTTTCTACTAAGTTCTCACTTTCGTTTCTATAAATGTGAGTAACTGAGAAACAATTTTTGTTAATTAATCTTGTGTTATCAAAGCGCTTAACGTCTAACCCATCCAGACTATAAACAATTGCTGGGTATTTCATTTTTAAGTTTGCTGGAGGTTGATAGTAGACGTTATTGCTACCAAGAAGGAACTTAAATTTCTCTTGAATATCAACTCTCTTCAGCATATAGTTCTCCAAAGTTAATTGTCAGTCTAGGATAATTTACATCAACCGAGCTGACCTTCCACTTCTTCCCGAATATTTCTACGTAAACGATTTTGGTAAAAGAGTCGAGTATAAAAGGGTCTGCTACAACGCTCAGTTGATTCGAAAGGGTAATATTTGAATTAATTACGGTACTATTTTCATCTCTTTTGCTGTTCCTTAAGACGTCACCATAATAGTCACGCTCAGTGATAACACTCTTCCATACACCCGTACCATCATCCTTTTGGTCTGCAAACGCTATCTTTCCAAACCATTTCATACTCGATTCCTTTCCAAATGATAAACCTCATGGCTCACTTATAATTTATAAGCAAACCACGAGGATCATTTTGAGAATAAATTACGCTCCAGTTCCCGGTGTCTCGTTGACAAGCTCCTCAAGAACAATGAAGGAGTAAATGCGAGTTACAGCACCAGACAGACGAGTCTCAAGAAGGCTCAGATTCTGGTTGAACCGGATGTCGAACTGACTGAAGTGACTAATCTCGCCGCCCTTGGTCGAACCAACCTGGTAGTCAGCAAGGTTACCAACAATGCCAAGGAGTCTGTGCTTCTTACCATCGGAATCGGTTCTGATACGGTTAGCAAACTGTTCTGCCGTGATCATCTCGCCAATGTTAAGAGCGGCCTGAAGCTCGGTCTTCGTTGCGTAAATACGACGGCCATTCATGTCTCTTGCAAGCAGCATCTTGTTCATAAGAGCAGGAGTGCAATAGAAGTCCGGAGTGCCAGTTCCTCTGAAGTTCTCTTCACGACCATGAAGCAGAGCCTCAATGATTGCCTCAGCGTAGATGAAGTTGGTGCCAAAGCTCGTAGCCGTTCCTGTCCCCTGAAGTTCCTTCTTTGCTGCATCAATGTCAAGGTCAATATGCTTAACATAGAGCTCATCATCAGTCCAAATCGGACGAATGTGCTCAGGCATAACCTTGCCTTCTGCTCCATCATCACGACCATCGCCGATCATGATTGCAGTAGCAACTTCCTCATTCAGCATGAGCCGATCAATATTATACATGTACTGAACATAATCGAAGTCAGTAATGTCAGTGATATCGTCTCTGTTAAGAGCGTCCATAACATAGACAGTCTGAGGATCAGTAGTTCTACGGATCAGCGAGAAATTGCCAGCCGGGGTCTTTCTCTTCCCCTTCTGGTATCCCTTTGCACGAAGATCATCGATCGCACGAATGTCAACCTGAGAAGTACGAACTCTGGAAATTGGGCTCTTCTTAACCTTTGCAAGGACTCTTGTGATCCATCCCTGATCAGACGTAATAAGCTCCGGAGCTCCAGGATAAACTTCCTTATAATCAGGGAACATCAGATTAAGAGACGTTCTATTATCATAGACGTTCTTCTTATCATCAAATCCGGAAACAACCTCAGCAGTATCGGCATGCTCGATGCCCTTATCTTCTGCATACTGCGCAAGAGCAGACTGAAGAGACATTCCAGGCTTCTTAGCCATCTCAAGAATCTCTCCCTGCTCAGCGTGGGAAATGGTGTCTCTCGTGTCTTTTGCTTCGTTGTTCTCACCGTCAAACACGTTGTGCTTCATAGTATCTTCTCCTTTTGCTTTCGCTTTTTCTTTTTCTTCAATCAACTTACCTACAAGGAACTCAACAACCTTCTTCTGCTTGTCAGTCAAAGTGTTGTAAACGTCCTCGACGGTTTCGTTACTGTCGTCATCTTCTTCTGCAGTCTTCTGATCTGCATGCTTTACATCATCTTCCTTGTCATCAGGCGTCTTTTTATCCTTCTGCTCTTTGATGATCTGACCAACAATAATGGCGACCGCTTTCTTCTGTTTTTCTGTAAGCGTATCAAATACGTCCTTTACAGTTTCAGTATCTCCTTCATCATCTTTAGACTCTGGAGACTTCTTCTTTGTATTTTCGTCCATTTCGTCATCCTCTTCGTCTTCAGCATGACAAATATAAGGTTCTCCGAATCCGCTAAAAATAGCTTCATCTTCTACTTCTTCGCCATGCTCAAGAACCCAATCTACTTTTGCTGTTGGATCGGAACCACCAATAACCAGAGAAAGCTCTCTTATTCTTCCATGGACAATATCATTTAAGTTCTTTCCAGCACGCTTAAGATGATTTGCAAATATGCTAAGAGAATCAACGTCTCCGTTCTTAATCAGTGACTTTGCATACTGTCCTGCTGGGGTATCATTGAATTTTCCATAGGCGTACATTCCTTCAGGACGTTTCTGAAGTAAAGCATGACCAAGAACCTGTCCGACATCGTTATGGTTATGCATCCATATCAGAGGGACCCGTTCTCCATCCTGCTCATCAAAGCATCCTGGCTTAATGGTTGTTCCATCGCTACAGAGGACGTCATTTTTGGTGGCCCATCCAGCAAAATCGTAATCAGCCATCTTGACTACCTCCTATCATATTATTAATTTCTTCTTCTGCTCCAGATGCATCAGCCTCACCATTTTGAGCATCGATCGCTTCTTTGCTTTGGTTGAGATTCGGATTGTCAAGGATTTCAGCCTTCTCGGATTTAGACGGGCGGAAGCCGATCTCAGCTCTAAGTTCGTTAGAAGTCATGATTTCATTCCTTCTGAACTTATCAGCAATGTCAGCAAGCTTAGCAACTGGGACAAGTTTAAACGGATCTCTAAAGAATACAACAGACTGGCCCTGACTCCGAGCTGTTTTGCTCAAGAATTTCCGTTTAAACTCATCACAAATCGCTGAGCATATTGGAGCAATTGTATTGTTATAATAGTTGATCATTACAGTTTCATCTGCAGAACCATCAAGAACAGCTTGGGTGAGGTAAAGCTGGTTATACAGTTGAGCTGTAAGATCTTTAACCTGTTCCCAGAGATTATTCTCTAGGGATCGGTTAAGCTGAGTGACGTGCTCTGTTCCATCCGTCCAAGCCACTCCGTACTTTGAACCGGCTAACTGGCTTTCCAGTTCTTTCCTTCTCTGATTCGCTTCAATACGTCGCTGCTCGGATCGAACGACATAAGGAAGCTGAATAATCAGATCAAGTTTTCCAGATGCAGTTTGGGAGTTTAGATCATCTAGTTTATTGATGGTACGAACTAGACGTTGCAGAGTACTGTTTGGTTCATTCATAGTGGCATAGAAAGGATTTTCAATGATTGCCACAGAAGACTTGGGAAGTCGGACGTCTTGATAGCGTCCAGTCCTCTCGTTATACAAATGAACCATCACCTCAGATGGATACCACTGCGTAATACGGCCAACCCGAAGCTCTAATATATTAAAGCGCTCGGAAAGCTCAGTTGGGTCATAATCGGTGTCGGTTGGGACGACAGCGACACAACCCTCATCAAACATAGATTGCACCAAATCTTGCAAAAGTGCTTTTCCTGTCTGATCCGTATTCGCACTGATATTCAAACAATTGTTAAGACCGGAATCGACGGGAGCCGTATATGCGCCATTCTCGTCTACCATGGCATGCTCAAACGAAATCGCTGAGACATCAATTGCTATACGGTTGTAAATAGAGGCCACAATAGAGCGTTCATTTCCTCTGGAAAATCTTGCTCTATCCGGCCTGTAAGCGTAACTGTAATACTCGATTCCCGGTCCTTCTCGAGTTATTACATTTGTCGGATTTCTGCCTAAGAAGGCGTTCCATCCTGATCGAAAACGTTGAATTACTGAAGGCATTATTCAAAACTCTCCTTATTCAACTTGTATGCAACAAAGGCATCCATCAATGCTGCTACAGCATCGATCTTTGCTTCATATGCCTTCTTGTACAGTTTCTTGTTTCCATTTGTATCCTCAAGCACAATACAGTTTCCCATTGTGTAAGAGAACAGTTGCTCATCGAATATCAAAAGCCGTTGCTCGGCAAGCTTCTTCAATTCTGTAAGAGGAACAGATTCCGTCTTTGCACCCTGAATGACTTTTTCTACTCCGAACTCTCCGTTCTCAGAGCACCACCTTGCTATGAATTCTCTTGCGTTGTATGGATCGTAACCGACAGATCGAATATCATACTGATGAGCCTGGATATGTCTGTCCAGAACATCGTAGACATCCATCATGTCAAGAACAGTTCCATTTAGAACAACAAGAGAACCCTCATCAATGAACTGCTGGTATTTCTCTCGCATTGCAGCAGGTAGTTTAGAAAGGGTGTATTCCGATATGAAGTCCAAAGTTTTTATTCCGAAAGCTCCAGTACGAAGCGGGAACATAAACGTGAAAGAACAGAAGTCGCCGCCCATTGAAAGGTCGCAACCCATAGAGCAAGGCATCCCGTCGTAATCTTGGTGCCGGAAGGGCTTTGTTTCTTCGTATGTGAAGAAGTAAGTGTATCCTTCCATAGGCAAACCGAAACGTTTTGCAAGAATATCATTGCGATCAGCTGGGCTATTCTCAGCTTGCTCTTTCTCCAGTTCGTATGTCTCCCAGGTAACTGTCTTTCCAATATTTGGATTGGCTTTTAACCACATCTCTGGCATACCAACTTCTTTAATGCTGTCTAGCTGATACCACCAGATCGAGGTGTGCGGATCATAGATTTCGCCTTTAAGAATCTTTTCGAGATCCATTTTGATCGTGTCACCAATTCCATTTCGGACAGTTCCTTCAGAACTTGTAGCGACAATGATCCACCCATTGTTCTTAGTATTTTTTGAAGCTCCCTGCGCTAATGCATTGATCGGGTTCTCACGAATCTCTCCTGAAAGCCACTCATCAACGGTTGATACTTTGTCTCGTCTACCCTGAAGCTTATCAATCGACATTGGGCGAATCTCGAGTAAAGAATTCGTTATGAAGTTCTGAATACCTTTCTTTGTTGCTGCTAACTTTTGTCGATCTTTCTTTGACCCAGTGGTGTTCTGAAGAGAACCAAGAGTTAGCATCTTAAGAAGTGGCCCACGAGCTCTTGCAATGGCAGTACGAATCGGTCCTAATACCTCATCCGCCTGAGCCATTGTTGGAGCGGTTGTGCATTGAACAGTTGTAGATGTGTCTACTACAAGACTATAGAATTGAATGCAAGAATCGTACATCGTCTTGGCAGAACCTCTACCAGTTATGATGTACTGACGATTGACAAGCCTTTGTTTTACTTTTCTTTGTTCATAGCAGCCACGTCCTTGCCCCAAACCATTTGGGTTCCAAACGGATCTTTCTATGAAGTAAAACCATCCGAAGATTTCCTCTCCCCAGAGTTTGAAGCTATCCAGCATGAAGAAGTCGGAACCATCAACGAGAGTCATTTCACTTTCACAAAAAGCAATCCAACCCTCAACAGCGTTTTGATCAAAGTAGTATCTTTTATCAGCAATTAATCCGTCGATGCGGTTCATCTCTAGAGAAATCTTCCTATTGACTGGAATCTCTCCTCTAATAACTGCATCCCGGAATTGCTTGTAATACTTCGGAGTTGCAGTATTAGAAAGCATAGAATCACTCCAGCTTCGACGTCATAACAAAAGCGGTACCACTTATGTCTCCGTTATAAAACATGATCTCTGTAAATTCATTTGAACGATCAAGTTTTGTGGTTGCTTCGACTTTATCTCCAGAATGCAAAAAACCAATAACATTGGAAGGCTTAACTTCTGGAGATGATCTTACATTGAGTAGAGTTTTAGGATCACCCGTTTTTACAATGTAAGTAAACTTTTTTGGTTTCTCATATGTCTTTTCAATTTTTTCAATCGTAAATCTATTCGCCATTTATTTACCCCGTTTTGCTCATTTTAATAAGCGTAGCAATAGACACCGCTGCTCCAGTAATAGCTCCAATAGTAATTGCTGTATCACCAACTTTATCAAGAGCTTTGTCTATCGCATATTGACTAGACTTAACATAATCATCGTTGTCTAGCAACGTGTTATACTGATTTTCGAGACTCCTTCTGGCCACTTCATAACGGAGCTCATCGTCGCTATAAGATGAGAGATCTCTTTTTTTATGTTTGGGTCCTTTCTTAAGACTTTTAACCGTTTCAGATATACTTTTTGAGCTCTGTTGAATTGCTTTGAGGGATTGTATAGAATCAAACCCAGAATCTTTTCCAACCTGTATCCCAGCTTGCTTTGCAGCTTCTTTTTCAGATCTTGAGTGTCCGCCATCCCGAATAGGGTACGGTGGTCCATTTTGTTCACCCCATTTCATCCCAAGAACTCCGTGGTGAGCAAGATAGTCCTCACCAACTTTAAAAAAATCATCCATCTTTCTCACCTCTTTTGTTATACTTTTTATTCCAGTTGTTTATTACTTTGCAGAAGATGAATCACTGCCTATTGAAAGATCACATCCAAAAGAACGATGCGACTCATTTTCTTTGTTCATGTAGTCACTTATTCTAAAAACTTTTCAGCTTTATGATCCTCAAGATCTTTTGAAATCTTTTCTTTTAATTCTTCTTTAGTCATAGCTTTATGATCTTTCCTTGTTTATCAAGCTCTCTCTTGGCATCAGTATAATTCTTATACATATTTTCAAGAACATTATAGTCAGTATTGAGCCATTGTTATCCCCACATTCTTTTAAGAGATTATTGTTTTCTATAGATTTTCCAATCTTTATCTGAATCCTTATCGCTATACTTCCAACCATTCTTTTCAGCAAGACATTGAGAAGCGACATTGTCAGGAGCAGTTGACCACCACACCATTCCAAATTCATCTAGATGTTTATCAATCCAGTCAGAACCTTTCTTTTTAAGTTAATCTAGTTCAACAGTTTTGATGTAGTTTTTAATCCAATCAGAACCGCGTTTTGCTTGCGCAGATTTTTCTAATGATTTAAGCTGCTGATTCATTACTTTATTCCAATCGAGTCGATCTTGAATATCATTTTCATCAAGTTCGTCTCTTTCGCCCCCTCTAATTGCTGATTCTTTTGGTGAAGTTCCAAGTATAATTAGAGGCTTGTCATTATAAAAATTTGGATCCGTTCTAAGAAAATCTTTATCAGCTATTTGAACTCCTTCACAAATAACTTTCCTGCCATTCTTGTATTCTCTTGCAGAAAATTCATCCATCGCCTTTATAATATTATCTGAGATTTTAATTCCTTCCAATTCTTCACATGCTTATTTAAATATGAATTGAAAGATTTATTCTGAAGTTCTCTTTTCGATTCTTCACTCATTGGGTTTAAATAGGAATCCAAATTAATCCAATCGGTCTCACCGTCATCGGCCATAAAAGATGCGACGGTTGATTTGCCAGAGCCAGAATATCCAGTTATATACAAAGTATTGTATTGCGGTGCTTTGCCCCAACGATCAAGATTTGATGATTTAGCATTCTTAAGCCTTTGAAGAGCCGGAGATGAATGAATCTTTTTTTCTACTAGAGGATAAGGTGGACCGTTCTTTACACCCCACTTTTGTCCCATAACACCGTGATGCGAAATTGAGTTTAGGTAATACTCATTGCCCATAGCATGCTACCTCACTTGTTATTCTCCACTCGTAATCTGCGATTTGCTTATTGAGCGCATCTAAAGCAAATGATGAAGCTGGAGGGTCAAACATAAGTTTTACTTTCATTCCGACATAAGTCTGAATCATATTAAGACGAGGGGCAGATACAATCTTTTCCCAAGTCGTACTCTTGTCTGCTATCTCGAACCCTTCTTCTGGCCCCACACCCAACTGGTGCAATACAGAGAATGCAGTATTAATGTACAAAAGGATTTGGTCATCAAATGCTTCATACTCTGGAACAATTCCAAGAAGCTTTTTCATTGATGACAATATTGACTCATTCTTTGGTGCCATTTTAGAGTCCTCCTTTCGTTTAAATTTACTTCAACAATCTCACTTCCATGGGGTCTGATCGTTTGGCTTTCGTTCTATTGGTTTAGTTGGTGCAAGAGCTTTAAGATCACCGTAGTGAATCGCGTTATGTGTATCATAGTTAACACATATGAGATTGTTTAAATCAAACACAATTGGATCATGATTCGTTATCTGTTCAATTGTGATTGGATTCAAATGGTGAACTAAAATATTGTGAAAGATTGGTCTGTCTGCTATTCCTAGATCACAGCCGTTATCCCTCAGAATTACTTTTTGTCTGACTGATTTCCATTGTGGAGATCTGTAAAGCATTTGGTTAAGAAGCCTATGCCCATTGAAAGTAAGCTCAGATGGTTTCCCATCCAACTTGCAGTATTTGAATCGTTCCTCAAATGTTGGAAACGTTATTAATTCCTGATAAGTTCTAGTCATATCGTCGAAAATAAAAAGAATAAGAATATCGCTAATAATATGCAGATAATAGCTCCTACCATGTTTTTAAGTAAAGGAACTGACAGCTCTTCGTCATCTCCTCTGAAATATAAATACCAAAGCAAGAAAAGTAGCATCATTCTTCGTCATCTCCTCTATACTTCTTGAATGCTTCAATCGCATCGTTGTAGACTTTCTCCAAATGTTCGCTATCATCGATTGCTTTGACTTTTGCTCGCTTCAGATCAATGTCTGCACGCATTTCTTCTTGCGCCATTCGTTCTTTTTCTGAACCCAAACGCAAGAAATGAACAATCTCTTGAGAAGAAGCGGTGCCATTTCTGATTCTTTCCTCTGCTGCATCGTATGCAAGGGCTATAAGTTCGTTCTCTCTACCCTCCATAGTTGTTGCAGTAGACTTTGGTGGAGATATGACTGAAATACAAGGACTTTCTACATCCTTTTTATTCTTTTTCATGGTGATATTGCTCCTTTCATTACACTTTTGTGGTACTTTCGCAGAGGGTAAATGACTCTTAGGAGGACTGTAAACGGCAGTAGAAAGGAGCACAAGAACAGAAAAGAAGCTCACCACAAACTTCTTAGACTTATTAGAGCATTTACCCCCTGCGAAAATATCAAAAAGTTGTCCTAAAAATCACCCCCGGAATTTTTTCAAAGTCCGCGCCGATAAAAGGGGGTGTGTAAATTTTCAGACCCCCGGGGGAGGTTTAAGCGATGGGTTAAAACCACGATCACTTCCGTCCCAGAGGTATCTGAATGAATAAACAAAAACATTTAGTTTTAAATTGAAATTCATTTTCATAAATTAATTACTTTTTGTTTTTATAGAGCAACAACAGCATACCATTACCAGTACCCTGCCATTGCTCTAATCATTAGAAGTTCACACAATCTTTTGGTGTAACAATTCTGTAGGCTGAAACGTATCTAAGCTCACCCCCGATTACTCCTAGGGCGAGTTCCTGTTCTCCAAGATCAGCGATTGCGCGGTCCATTCGATAGTTGTTCTCAACGTCAGTCAAGTTATCTGAGGTCCCTGCAAGCCGATCGAGACGCCCACAGGTATCATAACCATGGGACTGGTCCCAACTGAGCCAGTGCTGAAATTGTGTGAAAGGATTGTAAGGATTATCTTCAGTTGTAATCCAAAGATCTTTTGTAATTTCATTCATAAATTTTTCCTTTCAACACAAATTACTTAACAATATTTGAAACAGTTGAAGAAGAAACACCAACTGCATCAGCAATTTCTTCTTGTGTCCAACCTGCTTTGTAAAGAGACTTAATTCTTGCTTGTTTTGCATCACTAATCTTATTTGTTTTTGGTAATGCTAACGACATGTAAGAATCTTTGTCTGCATTTGCAAGCAACGATTGAAGCATGGAATCACTAACAGCACCTGCATTAATTGCTTCCCACTGTTTCTCTGTAAACTTGATACGGTTCTTACCAGCACCAGTCTGCTTACGGGCATAGTCTAGTTCTTGTGTCCTCAGCTTCTTCTTGTGATCTGGTTCTTTGTAGTATTCTGGATTTGTATCTACAATAGAGTTGACCAAAGATGTTGCTAAGATTAGCGCCTGTCTTTCTCTTGGAGCGTTCTTCCGTGCTTCTACCAGGGCATCCTTTAATTCCTTGACCTCCTTAGAGTATTTCTTAGCTGCCTCAGGAGATTTAACCTGACGAAGAGAAGGAGATATCGCAGCAAGACGAGCTTGATTGGCTAGAGTCTTCATATGGTTAGCATAGGTTGCATAAGCTTGCTCTACCTCGGTCTTATCCCTGCTGTACAGCTCTTCTGCATTCTTTGCGTCGCCCATCCTGGTAGTTTTAGTGGTACGTGCTACTTCCTTATGCCCCCACTTAGTCTTACCAGACCCTCGGTCATAGTAGTAGCTTCCATCTTCGTTCCTCTTAACTTCTCCATCCCAAGTCGCCTCGACATAGGAACCATCAGGATTTCTTAAATATTTAGACCGGCGGCCCTTGTATCTATAGTCGGCGGGGGCTTCTACCTTTTCTACATACGGGGCATCTACAGTTGTACGCTTAGGGGCAGTATAAACTTTCTCACCCGTTATGGGGTTAATAGCTCCAGCACGATCGGCACTCCATTCCTGTCTTGCAGGTACATCTTTCTCTGCACTAGCACGAGAGATGAGGGTCGATGCTCCAGGCTTACCACCCGGATTATCCTGATACTTTTTGTAGAGTTCATTGATCTTAAGATCTTCTTTGGCTGCTTTATAGTTGAGCTCATGCTTCTGAGCATCAATGACAACCATGGCGTATCTTGTTGCCCTACTCAACTCATCCGGATCATTGCAACCTTTTACGTACATGTCTGTAATAAGATTGGTGATCTTGCCCATCTCAATACCCTTTGCTGTTGTGTTCTTGAAATAAGCATACGTCGGATGTTCTTTTCCATCAGGACCGACTGCTTTCATACTACTGAAACGCGGATTGTCTATACCATACGAAGCAGTTGGATCAAAGCCATCCAGATGCGGAAGCTTAGGAGCTCCTGTTCCAATACCTTTAATCTTTACAGAAGAAACAAACTCACCATTTGCATTCTTCTTTGTCATCGGGATGACGATACATGTGTCACCATCAAAGTCTGCACCACTCAGTTCCGAAGCTGTATGCGGGTTAACACCAATAGCATCTTTAGCGCGATCCATAAAGGATTTAGCTTCTTTGTTGTTATTGTTAACTGTGCAGATCGGTATCTCAAAAGGTCCTTCATGAGGAAATCGAACCAAAGCAACTGTTGTTCCGGTAGGTAGATTTGGATAGAAAACCTCTGTATTTTTAAGCGAAGGAACCGATAACAACACTGCATACTTTTGACCAGCGATTGGAGCTGCTTTTAGATCAACTGCTGCTCGATCACATTCATCAGCAAAGTCAATAAGAGCTCTTCGTTTTACAAGAGGATTGTTGATTGATTCAATATCTGCAAGTCTATCTTCTCTTGTTTGTGAGTCTAGTTTCAACTGCTGTTTTACAAGAGGAAGACCCTGCTTCGACAAGAACTGTGACGGCAGATTCTTTGAGTAATCTCCAAATCTTCCTTCAACATGAGCATCATCTTTTGTAGCTCCAACAAAGTTAATTGCAGATCGAATGTCAGTGGCATTACCATCTTTGTCTCTGACAACAGTTGGAACAATAGTCGTACCGAAAGGATTCTTTGCTAACTTTGTGTTGTCATTAGCATCCATCTCCATTGGCTTAAGAGCTTTATTAACTCCTTGAGCTTCTGACTTGTTAGAGTTAACTACAATATCAGTTCCTTCTGGCAGGTCCTCATCATACACAGCCATTCCTTTGATGTATCGGTTTCCTTCTACACCAATTCGAACCTGTGCATACTTTGCATTACCTAAAGAAAGATCTGGACTAGCTGCGACTAAGTTACCATTCTCATCACGAACCGCCCTAATCTGAACCATTCCGTCTCTGTCTCTTCCACCTTGCTCGTCATATCTAATTTTAATTCGATCCAGAGAAACTAATGGCGGATCACCAATTCCTCGTTCAGCATTCATTATGGAGATATCATTATCTTTATCAGTTGGGTCTGCAATACGCTTAATATCTTCTGGATGCTTCCATATCGGAGGATCATTCTCAGAACCAGGAGGACAAAGAACTACATAAGGGGTATTCCTTGAAGGGTCCTGAACCTGTCGTAAATAAGCGTTCTGAACAGTATAACCTTTTTTCTTCAGCATCTCAACAGCAGTATTCAAGCCATCTGCTGAAGTCCCAAGAGTATACTCAACGCCTTTACCAATATCAATGTAACCGAGCTTCTTAGATTGCTCTTCAAGTTCATTTGCAACTTCTGTAACCTTATTGACTTTGTTATTGTCAATGGTTTTACGCATTGCACGAATAGATGATTCATTATACGTTTTCTCATCATTGCTCATCATTCTTGCAATCTGAGTGTCTGTATAATGTTCTCCTGTTTCTGGATTAATGGATTCATCATACCATTTGAATTCCGCATAAATATCTTTTCTTCTGTTCTGTGAAGCTACAGAATATTCTGCTCTCAGACGATTAATGTTTCCTTTAGGTTCACCAGTCTTTGGATCAATAACCGGATTCCCTTTTGAATCCAGTGTGTAAAATCCAAAGTGTGCTGCTATCTGTGATTCGGATAGATCAGGATTTAAATCTTTATACTTCTTAATTCGATTATATAAATCCCAATCATGCTGGTGTTGTCTGTTCCCAGTTCCCCAAGCATATCTACCTGAACCAGGCCCCGGAGGGTTTTCGTCATGCGCCTTCCCGTAGTGCGTGATTGAGTCCGCAGATGCTACGTCTAGGAGCTCTTCTAAATACCAATCTACTCCATACATGTTAAACCCCCTTGAAGTTACTCTGGTAATATTTATCCAAAGCGATGATCTTGTTCATTACTGGGACAATATCAGGAGCTTTTGGTTCACCTGTGAGAATTTCTCCATTCTGATAAATGCATAGTGTTATCTCTACGTCTCCTGGTTTGATGTGATACTCCAAAAAGAAAAGAGCTGCATAAGCAACTAATTGGTCAAGGCTTGCAGGAGTCTTTCCAGTCTTAAGATCATGAATTCGTAATTCTCCTTTAACAGGATTAAAACGAATAGCATCCGCAGTGCCAAATGCATAATCAGAATATTTCAGAACCTGCTCTGCCTGCATATCCCAACCGATTGCATCTTTGACATAAGGCACAAACGTAGAAACGTAATTGGACGGATCGTAAATGTTTCTTGGAATATTATCTTTGAACAACTTAAGATCGATCATCTTCTGAGCTTCTTTTGGAGTGACCCGAATTCGTGCTGAAATCAGATCTGCTGCCAACTCATGAATAGAAGTTCCAATTGTGGTTGCATAAGAAGATCGAATATAATTCTCAAATTGCTCAGTTGAGTAATCCGGTTTAATAATGTGTCTACTCGGACTGATTAAAGCATGCATATCTTTCTTTATTTCTGGATGACTATAGAATATAAATTCTTTATTCATACGTAAACCATCCTTTCAAGTCCGTAATAACTTTCTCTTTATTCTCCGGATAAATGAAACGAGCAAATGCCCAATCATCAAACTTTGAAACATAGTAATCTTGATTAGGCTGATGATGAGAATACTCAGAACGCTTGCATTCCAGCATCGCATACTTGTCTCTATAGAAAAGTACGAGATCTGGTTGACCCTGCTTATAAGAAGCATCCTGTTTCATAATCTCAATTCCAGGAAAAGTATCTTTTAATTCTTTGATTAAGTTCCTTTGGAATTCTGCCTCCCTCATAGTTTGTCCTCCTAAAAAGAAAATGTGGTGAAATTAGTAAGGAGAAAGAACTCAATTAAGAATTCTTCCTCCCTACTAAGCGAGATGAAAAAGTCACTACATATATATATGTAAATTAGTTAAATAATGCTGTGATAAGAAGCACGTTGCCTGAGATTACGAACTCTGTACTCTGGAAGCCATGCAGAACATATAGAAATCTCTTTTCTTGAAAGCCATATAAGATTGCTGGAAGAATTATTGGATGGATCACCGTCAATATGGAATATCAATGGTCTTCCAATCGGGTCATCATTGGGCACAAATAGATTAGCGATGATACGATGCACATAGTATGTCCTTCTCCCTAGTTGCACAACCGGATACTTTCCAACGATTGATGGCTTTAATTCCCTGAGACCGTCTTTCGTCTTTCGGAATATCAATCCTTGATCAGAAGCAACGTAACCAGAGTGATTTTCAATTTCTTTAATCATTCTGTAGCAAAGCTCCTTTCATTAAAGTTTCGTTTTTCATGTAATGCTTTTTGGATCGCCAAATCAATTGGAGAATAGGAAGACAAGTAATAATAGTAAAGAATATCATACGGGCTGTTACTTCTATCAATTCTTCCAGCTGCTTGCACAGTTGTTTTATAGGAGTAGTTGAGACTATAAAATATCATTGTGTTAGTAGTGATGCAGTTCCATGCCTCACTACAAGAGTTGTACTGACAGAGATAAACCCACTTATTTCCTTGAGGAACTTCTTCATGTTTTTCTCCATTCCACTCTGTAAATTTGTAATGGATCTTTGAAAAAGTTTCTCTAAGTAGTTCAAGTTCTGGAGAGTAATTGTAAAAGATGATTGCAGTTGGATGCTCTTTTAGAATATCAATGAGATGATTAATTCGATCTTCATCCTCATTCACAACTCTTCTGAGTAGATAGCAAAGTTTTCCAGATTCTTCAATCGGCTCATTATCAAAATAGTTCCATCTCTTTTTCCAAATGGTTTTGTAGTTTTCCTTGGAATACTTGCATCGAATGATTTGAGATTCTCTATGGATTTTTCGTTGAGAATCCATGATTACATACATTTGTCTTCGATAATAGTTTAATGTTCCAGTGCCTATATAATGGTCAACAACTGGATACTTCATATAAGGTTTAAAAACAACATGACGCATATTAAACTCTGTTTTGTTTTTGAAATATCCATTTGCAATAAAGAGAGAAACCAGATCATTATAGTTGTCTGCTGGTGTTGCAGAAAGCATAATCCATCTGTTTTTCTTTGCTATTTTTATGAATGCTTTTGACCACTTTTTACCAGAAGTAGTTTTCTGTTCATCAAATATAAAAAGAGCACCATAAACATTTACGTACTTCTGTATGCAATTCCACGAATCTACTACAACCTTAATTTTTCCTTCAGAAAGAGAGATGTCTGTACTGAGCCTGAATGGAAGCATCTCTTTATCCCAATCATGAGAATCTCGTTTTCTTGCAGTTGTGATGATGTAGAGATCTTTCTTGATCTTTGGCGGAGACCACCTTCCTTTTGAATTAATTTGCAGGGTTCCTTTCAGTTCCATAAGATACATGTAAGCAAGGCTGGTCCTGCTTTTTCCGCTCCCAGTTCCTCCAACAAGAACACATCCATTATGCATCTTTTTCAGAGCTTCTATTTGACTCGGATAAAGTTCCAGATTCGGCATTTGATTGCACCTTAGTTTCTTCGTTAGGTTCCAGAATTGTTGTAATTTGTGAGCATATGTTATGCGTAACCATTAACACAAGTTTCCAAGCATCTTCTGCAGAAATCATCTGCTCTAATTTATTTTTCTCAAAATTATAAGAAAGTACTGAATGATCATGAATATAATTGCTTACCTCTTCTCCAGTTATCATTTCATTTGTCCTTTCAAATGATTCCAATCCAACAAAGCAGCATATGTTGTACAGTAATAAACTTTTGTCATCGGTGGCATTGGATAGGATGGGCTATTACGATTGACCTCAAACCAATCTCCATACTTACTTTTTGCAAATGTAATAACAGCAGGCTTTATTGGAGATTTATAAAGATTGGATTCCTGAAAAACTTCTGTATAGAAATACTTTTTCTTTTCAGAAACATTTCTTGTGTCAGTATAAATATAAAACCATCGTGCCATTTAGTTTCCCCTTACATAAATTGGGCCTTTTAGACTCATGCCCAGGAGCTTTGTATTGTTAGAAAGGAGCAGTCATATCGTCGTTCTCGTTTGTGTCACCAACACCCATATCATCTGCATCCGCGATCTCATCCATTGCCTGCCACTTCTCCTGAATCGGGTTAAGCTGAGGAACAATTCCAATAAGATTTGCATAAACAGGAGTATGTTCTGCTGACGAACCAAACCAGAAATTCAGGCTCATATCAACAGACTTTACAGTCATGCTATCAACCCTTGAATAGAGATCTGGAGTGAGTTCTTCTCTCTTTCCATTCTTCTTCTGAATATAAATCACTGGTGGATTCTTAGACGTTGTTGTGTTAACCTTGACCGAGATAAAGTACCATTCCGGTTCTTCTCCAGAATCTAGATCACCGCCATACGGAGTGACCTTAACATTGTTCTCCTCAAATATCTTTGCCTGATCCTTCTTCATGAAAAGACAGAAGTTACGATTTCCTTCTGAGTTAACAATCTTTCCAGTGATCTTATTCTTTCTCTCTGCTCCTCCAAGGTTTCTCCATGATCCACCTCTGAACTCAAGTTCTGTTGCATCTTCTACATAAATGTCTCTTCCGTTTGTTGTGATTTTCATTGCTTAGTCCTCCTTTAAGACTGTTGATAAAATATAAAAGAAAAGAGCCCATGAGAAATCCTCACGAGCTCTTAACTCCAAGCTAAAAATATCAATATTCAGTTTTGTTTCTTCGGATAATATCTCTTATTACAAAAAATATATTTGCCAAATAGGTGATCGGCCATACAAGCGATAGTACAATCATTAAACGCATCTTACGAAGCCAATAATGATCCACAATCATTAGTTCTACCGCACCCGTTAGCGCACAAATTGTTCCGCCAAGATACATCCATAACAAAATAAACATATATTTTTACCTCCTATTAGGAGAGTAGAAATAATTACGAGACTGACTCAGGTGGATTCATGTCGAGTACAAAATCATCTGTTTCTGAAAAAGTATTAAAATCACCGAATTCATTAATCAGATTAACTGTTTCGTTTATTTTATCTTTAAAATAATCATGATTAATATAATTCTCAAGCTTTGCAGATTCTACATAGTTTGACTCCGACCATTCATAGCCCTTTGTTCCTTGAGCGGCATTACGTTTTCCTTCTGCATTGACACTATAAAGTTTTCCGCCATGAGAAGCCATCGGAGTGAATCGTCCGATCCTTCCTATAAAGTTGTCTGCCTCGTTTTCACCTCCTTCGTTGAATATCAAATGAAGTGCTCCTTTGTTGACAGAAATTGTTTCGCAAAGGTCTTGGAATTCTACTTTTTCATGAGTAAAAAGATTCTTAAGCACCGATGGTTCTGCAAATGTATCACCAGTTACAGTCCAGCCTCTTAGATGTTGATTCTTGGGTCGTTCTGCTTTTTCATTATCTTCAGGGACAAATCCATTAAACAGTTTCTTACATTCTTCTGAAGAGTAATGATGAGCAATATAATTTACGTGATCTACGATACAAAGTTTGTCATATGCTGCTTCAAACTCAAATGTAAAGCCATACTTTTTCCCGTAGTTCATAACAAAATCAATGATTTCATTTGTTGCATCTGGGATTTTAATGGAGTCTGTCGAGACATGGGCAACCTTAAAACCTCTATCCCAAAGTTCATGCTTAAGATTAATCATAAATAAAGCACCGTATTTTGCTACGATGTTATCTATGTTTCTAGGATCTTTTAACTTATTTGGGAATTTCGCTGAGGTTAAGCCGTAGACACTATTGATCGCGATCTTAAGAGCATATGCGATTGAAACACACATAGTCCTAAGAGCATCCCCTTCAAGTCCTTTTAGCATTTCAACAACTACATCACCAGCACCCTCTTTCACAGCATTCATTCTACTAATTGCATTATTATAAGCATCGTCACCGATCTCTTTAATATGCTTAATGGCAATTCGTGCTTCAACCAAATTCTCAAAGCGCTTGGTTATTACTGGACCAAATACATTTAATCTTATTGCAGAATGAGGATGCATTGACGCAACATCTAAGAGCACAACTTTATTGTACATCCCAGGATATCCAACCTTATGTCCGCCTTCTCCTGGATCTTCTCCTCTATAGAATGAGTGACGTTTAACGAGTTTGGTTCCTTCGATATACTTCTCTTTTGGAAATGGTGTCTCACTAAACTCGTATCCAGGGAATATCAAAGACCCATCAGGCCATTTCATTTTATTAAGTTCTGTATAAACGTACTGACTCTGCGGATCTTTAATACCAGATGTAAGGATCGATATGGTGTGCTGATTGGTTGTGTCATTAACGGTTAACCCAGACATCTTTGAGAGCATCTGTCTTGCATCCCAATCTGGTTTAAGATGATTGAACACTATTTCACTGGAGATTACATCGTTGTCACAATACTCAGCAAACTTCGGCCAATCTTTTACTGGAACCGGCCAATACCACGGCTTATCCCACTCCAGATGCCGTATCCCAAGAGCAATCTCTCGTTTCTTTAATCCCTCTTTTGTTGCAGCAAAATCAAGAATATCAGTATAAGAAAGATTATATGCCTGGCCAAAACGTGCTTTGCGTTCAATCTCTTTATTTTCGTTAATTAATTTTCCAGAAAGAACATACAGCTCTTCTGAAGAATATCCTTGAGACCTTGCATAAAGCATGTGGTTATCATATGCTCTGTTGTTAAACCCGATGATCCGAAACTTAAACAGCTTTTCTACTTCTTCAGGAGTTGGGTTGAGCATCCTGGTTACTGGCTTTCCATCTCCTTGATACTTCCAGTTAATCAAGAACAACGCTGGTGTATCATGCGGAATATAATCTGGCAACTCCACACCAGCATCATGTGCCTGCTGCCATGAAGGAGAAATCTCAACATCCAAGAATATAATAGGAGCTTTGGAATAGTCTTCTGTTTCGGCATTCTCTTTCTCCTCAATATCTTTGGAGCAGAAATGCATCTGATCGACCAGAGACATACAATACTGAGCCTTATTGGTGCTATTGACTGCGAAACCAAAAACATCATTTTCCAGATCTCTTACGTCATATGTTGATCCAGATTTGTATGCCTCATCAAGAGCTTTATAAATATAATCCACTTCTGGTTTTGTATGGCCATGGTGTTTTTTCTGAAGTGCATTAACGATCATTGACCTCAGGATTCTTTCGTTTTTAAACCCTTCCCAATCAATCACATCTCCTACCCCTTTCTCCTCCTTAAGAGGCAGCCCACTGTCTATCTCTGCAACCGGAATATCATTGCAAAGAGTTAGCTTTCTCCGGATGCTCTGCCCTCCTGTCATCACCTTGACTTCTACATTGTCGCCATAGGTTCTTGAAAGCTTATCTGGGTCTCCTCCAGTATAAATATAATAGAGATGAAGGCCCCCTCCAGATTTGCTGACTTCTGCATAAGTCGGTGGAAATTTCGATGCCATCTCAATATTTGCAGCAAGGTCTTTGTTGCCATTCTTATCTCTCATATCGAAGTCTAAGAATATCAATGCAACTGGACCTTTCAAATAATGGATCCGATGTGTGTCCAGATCTTTAAGCTTTGTATGACAGTTTACCCAAGAATACTTTAATGGGTGCTCTGGATCATCCTGCTCATATTGTGCTGGGCAATCAGCATATAACTTATCAAGAATGGATGGCTGTTCTTTGAGATCAATCCAGCTTTCTACAGACTTATTACCTATGGCGGCAGGCTCCAACGGCTTAATGCCAATCTTTTCTGGCTTGAACCCGCTGAACTTCATATTCTCATACTTCTCAAAATATAATTTTAATGTGTCTCTAAACTTATATCTTGGAAGTATGTTCTTGAAGTTTGATTCTGCTGCATAATCTGTATAAAGTTTATAAGCCGCTGCTAAGGAGATTCCATCTTTCAGTTCAAAATAGTTTTCCTGAACATAGTTCTGAAATGGAGACGTTCTTGAAAGCATATCTTCAGCGATGTAATGGTCATAGTAATGTCTTCCGAGTCGCTTATATGTCGCAATACACTTAAACGCCATTCCGCTTCTCTCGAACTGTAATCCTTCTACGCACTTATCATATTCGTTGGAGTCAAGTCTATTTCCAGTTGGACGAATATCAATGATACGCCTGTTCATGCCAGAAGTAGGGCTCATCTGAACTGGTTCATTGGAAGCAGCGATCAGAACACAACCTGGAGCCAAAGAGAATCTTTTTCCAAACTTTGGATTTACGGTGATCGTTTCATGAGAAATGATCTTGTTCAGCATTGCTTTCTTGGTTATAAGCTGCATTTCTGCTTCATTGTCGGTTGCCAGAACTGCACTTTTTGCCAAGAAATCAGTACCAAAGCTATCGTTCCCAGTTAAGTTATTTGCTTCAAATGACGTGACATAACCGTTGTCCATGCCGTTGAAGATTCCGTTAGTAATAACTTTCTCGAGAATTGTGCTTTTTCCACTTCCAGGTTCTCCATAAAAGATCAGCATCTTCTGGATTTTTCTTTGATCACCAGATAAAATACATCCAACAAACCACTCCCATTTCTCTTGCTCAGATGGTAAATATAATACTTCGCAAAGACGATCATAGTTTGGAGTAGGGCTCTCCTGAAGAGGATAATCCAATTTTATTGTTGCATAATCTTCTCGCTTTGCATCCTGATTTGAGAATATAACTTTCTGATTGAGTTCTCGTTTCATATCCCATTCTGGGCGATAGTCTCGTTCACAAAAGTTATGCCAGGCAATGATTAACTTGTTGGATGTGTCTGAAAGATGCTGAATGATTGGAGCGTGCTCTGGATCATCGACAATTGCTGTTTTGTCGTTCTCCTTTACCCATTGCTCAACTTGCTGATCGATTAGAGCAACCGCTTTTGAGTCATCCATTTCCCAAAGGTTTGTATTGTAGTTAAAGATCGCATAGAATTTACCACCTCTAACCAGGAGATCACGAATATTGGAGCGAAGAATGTAAGAAGGAGTATAGACATTGCGCTGAAGCTTATTGTCCCACTTCTTTTGAACTTTCAAGAAGTCGTACATACCTCATTACTCCTTTCTAAATATCATGAAAGTTTTCTTACTGTACTTGTTGGCTTGCTCCAATACTTTGTGCAGTGGATGATAACATTAATTGTTTCTGGCTTTCCATGTGAAAAAGGTTGTTGTGGATCGGTGTACTGATTCGCCTGATCCGAAATATAATTCTCGAACTTTCTTGCTTCATCTTCATACTTGCATAATCCAGAATATCTGCATGTGTCACAATTCATTGTAAAAACTCCTTGTCTAATGGGTAATAAGTGTTTAAATATAAATGCATCTGGGACCAAACGTCCATTGTTCTTAAATCTTTTGTGCAGCCTTTGATGTAAATTGGAGTTCCTTTACCATCTGGCGGATAGTTACGACTTAACCAAGCGTCAAGAATATCATTTATTCTTCTTGGGTCTCTCATCCAACGGATTCCAAGATTATCCAGAAGTTTAGTCATAAAGAACTTTTCGTTTCCAGCATCGCAGTTGTCTGCCATGTCAGTTGACAAAGCACATAGCATCTCTAAACAAGAACAAGGGCCGTCCGCCACGTCTGACAGACAAACCCCTGTTTCAAATGCGCATTGCTCCCGTAAATATAAGCCGGCCTGAGCTCTATTTTCATCGAGAAGCAGTTGCCATGTATAATCTCTGCTTGCTAAAATTCTGAATAAATCTGTATCGTTCTTTTCTCCAAATCTACATATCAAGTACTGAATATAATCCTCTCCTGTCATATTTCATCGTCTTCAGGATTCGGCTCTTTGTAAGGCTCTCCAAAGAAATCATCGTAGCTTGTATTGTACTTAACCACATGGTAATCAATCTTCTTCGGGTTATTTCGCACCCAGATGTCTCTTTGTTCTCCAGTGTACCAATTGAATTTCCTCAACTTGTCTCCGAGAATTTCAAGCTCGTCAATCGCAATTCCATCCTCATCTACAAGCAGGTCATCCATTGCTAAGTAATAGATTGTTGCTTCCTCGTAATGGATGTCCGGATATTCCTCATCAATTGGAGTGTTACCAAGAACCGCTATCTTGTTCCCTTTCTTTTTTTCATACTGAATGTACTGTTCGTTTAATTCTTCGTTTTCTTTTTCCATTCTCTCTGTATATGTCTCTTCTGGAATATCAATCTCTCCAGGCTTTGGTTTATAGCCAAGTTCTTCAACCTTTTTTGCATATGCCTGATAGTCAACCCCAGGATTTTCAGGAGTTGCTATTTTTGCTGGACCATTGGAGTGGACTTGTGGCTTTGCAGGGTCAACTGGCTTTACTTCCTTATCTTCTGTTTTCTCGACTGCATCTTCTTTAACAGGAATCGGTTCTTCTTCGGCTTTCTGTTTCTCCATTGCACGACTTGCTAAAAAGCCAAGCGCTACACCTGCTGCAAACGTTGCAACTCCGAATAAGATTGTTGAAGTTTTCATCCTATTACCTCCGATAATCTGTCTGTTACGCCAGGAGTATGATGCAGCCCATCATAGGCTCCTGCTAAATAGTAGAGTGCTGATCCAATCTCAAGATTGGATAGACGTTTATCAATACGCCGATTCGTTAGCATCAAATCCAAATCAGATCCAATGCCAATGATAACAGGAACTACCGAAAGAACTACACTGATGATCTGTGTTTCCTTTGGATGATTTGCAAACCACATAACAATGTCTGCTACCTTGTCCTTTGCAGCTTCCTTAATTCTCTTCAAGAGGCTTTTAGACTCTGTATCTGCTTCTTTTACTGTAGCATATTTCTTATCCACAACAACCTTTTTCACAATAACTACTGTTGCAACACCCACACCAATTCCAAGCAATGCCTTCAACCACGTACTCATATTAATACTCCTCTCTATAATATCTTATTTACGCCTTTGTCCAACCAAACTTTGGAACCTCAATCTTTTTCAACGGATTCATCGGATCTGGTACCAATTCTGTCATATCCATCCTTGTAAGAATATTATCATCAAGCGGTTCATGAATCTCATGACGATCTACTGGATCATACTTTGTTACAACAAATTCAAACAGGATATCATAGTCGTCATCATCCGAAACATCATAAATTGCATCATCAAATACACTAATTCCGGTCTTAACATCTACGCAATCAATACGAACTGGATTTGCAATTGAGTCATCGCTTGCAAATACTCCTGCAGACTGACCGGCCATTGTCTTCGGAAGCTGACAATATTCTCTTATCTGATTCTCGAAAATATAGCCATCCGCCTGAAGCTTTTCATTTGACCACGAAATCGATCTACGAATATCATCGATGGCAAGATTAATGTTTCCGTTATCGGAATAATGATCAAAGAAATCCTTTTTATCCTTAATCCAAAAACTATGAGGAATATAAACTTTTTGTGCATCTCCCATCTTGTGAACCGGAACTTCTTTTGTTGTAACCGTTCCATCTTTTTCCATTTCAACTGTTACAACCGATCCGCCAGTAAGATACTCGTAATCTTTTTCAGGTCCCTGATCTTTACGAACTCTCTCACGATAATTGCTAAATGCCGCTGCTGTTCCTGCAAGTGCCGTATTGACAGCCTGATAACGCCTTGCAAGTGTTGCATGAGATAGTCCCTGAAGAATTTCACCAGCTGCAATGAATGCTACACCAGGGCCTGCTGCCTTGATATAACCAATTGCATGCTCTTTGGTGGTTCTGAAGATGAAGTGATTCCTTGTCTCATCCATTTCGGACCATCCTGCTTCATCCGCATCAACTTCTTTTAACTCTTCTTTATCTTCTTTTGCCTTCTCCTTGACTTCTGCGATCTTGTCTGCATTCTTGATGAGAAGCCCAGTTCCAACACCAACGCTTGCCATACCACCAACAAGCATGATGGTATCCGCATTTGCTTTTGTCCAAAGAAGAGCAATATTTGCTGCTTTCACAATACTCTTTCCGAAACTCATTTTATTCTCCTTATACTCCTGTAATATCAATCGGTTTTGGCATGTCTAACTGGAACTGATTCCTATGCTCTCCAGCATAAACTTTGTGGTACCCAATCTCGTTCGGGTTCGTCCATCCATATTTCACATCTTGGAATGATACCGGAATCTTTGGTGTCAGACTCTGATACAGATCACTGACCTTCACTTTTCCATAGTTCTGGATCGTATCCTGCATCCAACTAACGAGATCTCTTGCATCCTGCTCGGTATCAACATACACAATCTGAACTTCGGTTGAGGATCGTCTCGCTATATTTGTTGAATGAGAACCTGATGTAGCCGCTGAGCTTGCCGATCGATAAAAACTGTTATAGGAAGTCCCTCCAGAAGAAGTCTTTCTAACTCCATTGTCTTCTCCATAGAATATCTTATTGATCGCTCCTTGCATCCCATCATTGATCGCACTCATCAATCCGGCAAACATATCATGAAGAATATCTTTCGTTTTTGGAGCAATGTACTCATCCATAACATATTTTCCAAGCTCCTTAACTACAGAAGGCTGCTCTGTTGTTGCCTTCACTGTAGGCGGCCTTTTTATTACATTTGTATTCTCTTCCTGGACTTTTTCTAATTCGTTCATGTTTTATCCCCTTTAAAAATAAAAGCTAAGAACTCTGAATTTTTCATTCAAAGCTCTTAGCTTTCTTAGGTTCTTGCTTCTGGAGTTAATGCTTGAACAACATTAACCTTCAGTTGAGTCATCAGATTCAACCGGATCTGTTTCTTCCGGATCACTAGCCTCTGACGGCAGATATTCCTCAGATTCTGAATCCGATTTCTTTGTAATCTTTCCGACGAGACATACACCGCCAAGAATTCCTGCTCCGATTCCCGCTCCAATAGCGAGTTTCTTCAGAAAACTCTTTTTAGGTTTCTGCTCTCCGTCAGACTCCTCAGAATTCTTCTTTCCGAATCCAAAGATAGGTCTGTCTTCGTAGGTCGTAACCTTTTCGAACACGCTTTCTCCGTTCTCGTCCTTATACTCTCTTTCCGTTACATTTGTTTTTCTAAACATAGTATCCTCCTTTTAGAATACAAGTTAACCTTATCATTATGCCGCATGAAAAAATTACGACAATCCTCCGTCATACCAATATCCAATTTGTTCCTCCAATTCTGGAAGATCATCTTGGAAAGCAATCCCGTACATTAATCGTTACGTACCACACTAATTCGTCTTCGTTCTGCGGATCAGCATGCCCACTAATTCTCATATAGTCTCTTGCAAGGTTCTTATCAATGTCTTCGTTAACCACTTCCTCGTCCGGAATACCATACTCGTCACCGATGGAAGTTTCAAGAATTGCTGATCCAAATAGCCTATAAATATCATTCAGAGGCAAGAATGCGTTCCCACGATCATTGTAATTACTGTACTTGCCCTGCTTGAGATCAACAAGAAGACTCATGAACTCGGCAGTAACCGTTGACGGAGACTTCTCACTATAAAAGTATCTACCTCCGAGTGTGTCGTAATACTTAAATATCATATTTGCGGTTGCATTTGACGGAATATAAGTCTTGGTAGTATTCTCTTTTGTTTGAGGATGCTTCTCCAAATCCTTTGTTTCAATGTTGTTCAGAATCTTGTCTGTTTTTGCTTCTCCGAGTTCCTTTGAAGCTTCTTTCTGGAATGCGCGATAAGATGCAATTGTGTTATTTGCCACTGCAAGAGCACTTGCTGCATCCGCCAACTGGTTATCTGCTGCTACTTTGCCCATTACAGAAAAACCGATTGTGGATGCCTGCAGCAAGATAATAGGAAGAACAAGCGGGGCTAGTTCCTTTAAAGCTGTTCTGTAAATCTGTTTCTTGTCATCTTCATCTCTTGCTGTTGCTACAAGACTCTTTGTGTCTTTAATGATTTCCTGGATCTTTGGCGCATTCTCAAATGTTACATAAGTTGTTGTAACGGATGTTCCGATTGCTCCAACCATGAGAAGAGTTCTCTTATTCTTGACTGCAAAGTTGCTGATTGGTGCTGCTACTTTTGCTACTGCTGGAAGAAATTTCATTTTCTTATGCTCCTTTGTTTAGTTTTTCATTACTGGCGATACATTAATCACTGGGCTAGAACTTCCTTTAGAACTATTGCTGTCGTTTATCCTATCTGCCAGATTATCGACTCGATTTGTTAATGAATCAATTTTTCTTTCTTCTTTTGATTCATACTTTTCAACCCAGTCATCAAACATATCTTCTGTATCTTCTTTTACCTGTTTCATGCATTCAATCTTTACATCTGAAACAATATCATTCTTAAATTTTGTGACTGCTTTCTGTGACTCTGCTTTGGCTTTTGATGCTTCAGCTTCTTTTGCCCTTACTTCCAGTCTTAACTTATCGTTTTCCTGCTTTGCGAGCTCAATTTTTGCTTTGTCTTCTGAAGTCATTGAGTCATAATACTGTTTTTTGGCCTCTTCTGACTTCGTATTCAGATCTCTTATATTCTTCTTGTCAAGAATATAATTAATTGTTATTGCTCCTGCCGAAATTCCAAGAATTCCTGTCAGGAACAGTGTCGCAACCATATCAACTTTTACTGCCATTTCTTTTGTCCTCCTTAAAATAAAAAGCGAGAGACCTAGAAAATATAATTCTCTAGATCTCCATAGCTCTTTTTTAAATTGTTATTTATTCTTTTTTGTCAGTATGTCCCACAATTAAGCCTACTATCAATCCTGGAATCGAGATCAAAAGTAGTATTGTTATGACTCCACCTACGATTTCTGGAGTAATCATTGTAATTGCTCCAAATCCCATAATTGCCGCAAAAGCAATTATAACCATTGGAACACCAACAATTACTGACAGCATCACAAGTATCGCCTTACCAAATTTCTTCATTTCTTTATCCTCCTTTTTAATAAGTTACTTGTTTACATACCTATTAAGAAGGATGAAAAAATTACTACAAAACCAATTTCATTCATCTGAATTCTTTTTATCTTTCTTAATATATTCCACTGTGTCCTTAAAAAGCTTATTAAGAAACGCCATAGAATATTTTATTCCATCTTCTACTCCTCTACGATATCCATCTTTACTTATAAATGTCTTGATAGTAATCGCAAGAATGCATACCGTATCAATAATAATCAAAACATTGGTCGCATCACTCATGATCTTTCTCCTCCCAGTACTGAGGTTCATCCGTGTCCCAGTTATAATTGCAACTAAGGCAAATATCGCAAACACTGTTTTTGTCAAATTCTGACTCATTGTAATATTTGCAAGATGAGCAGTATTTATCGAACCGAACTATTCTTTTCTGACTTGGTATATTCATTTTTTACTCTCTTTATTTTTGAAAGAAGAAAGACACCTAGAAAATATAATTTCTAGATGCCTTGTCTTCTGGAGATTGCTTTACTTCATTTTGTAGTAATCTCTATAACCGTTTTTCAGCTGCCAGACTTTTCCGTTACACAATTTCATCTCTTCGTCTGAAGCATAAGCCATCTTTGCAGTCTCAAACTGCAGAACTTCGCCAGCGATTGTTGTGCCAACGCCTGCTACACCGAGAATGATAGCCATCAAGCTCTTTATATCAAGCTTATTTCTATCACACTCGGAGCAAACTTTAGTATAACTATCGAAGGCTTTGTTCCACTCATCTGAGCCAGTAACCAATGTTCTCAGTTTCACCTCCAAGAGTTCCTTTTGTGTTTCGAGAAAATCATCTTTCTTTAAACCCATAGTTTTTGCTCCTTTCTGAAGTATTCACTCCATTATACTGGAAGAAATTCTTACGTATTTGTAGAGTATGAGATCTTATTGGTATCCAACTCTTTCATCTTCTCATCAAAATAATCGATTCCTGTCTGCCCATATTTTTCGCGGACTCCAATAATAATTCCGCTTGAAATTCTATAGAAACCAAGGGCCTTTATGTTGTCATTTCTATAATCTTCTTGCACTGATTTATAGTCTTCAGCTGCATGAAGTATCCATTCTTTTGCTTCTTCATCAAGCATTTTTCAGTCCTTTCGATGCTGTATCCCCAGTGTCGTCTTTAATCATTGCTGCAATGGTATTTAATGTTCCAGGTGCCAAATTTGCAGATGCCTGAATATCTATTAAAGCTGAGCCATCTGAATGCGTAGTAATATTCAGATCTTTAATAGATATAAGCGCATTAATACCAAACTTATTTTTAATTGCTTTATGTATTGCTTTTGTGATGATTAATTTTGTTAAAGGATTTCGTATTTTCAAAACGTCTTCTTCTGCTCCTATTTCAGCCATTTACTCCTCCTCTTTTGATGTAGAGACCAGTCGATAACCGACTTCTTTTCCAGGGTCCGGCACTCTTATAGCATGATCTTCCGGTCTTAATGGCTCCTGAATATCTTTTATTCGTGTCAGACTGATTGCTTTGTCCATACTCATAAGCTGTGGTGTAGCGAATTGTGCATGAGAGGTTGACCTGCATTCTCCTCCGTATAAGAAGCAGGCCGTCTTTGGGCAGTCAGTATTCAGAACCGGATCACACAAGAAAAACAGTTTTTCTTCCATCACTTACCTCGTATAGCTTTTCCTTTAACTGCAACACAATAAATTGTAGTGTATGGGTTTGCGTAACTCTTCATAGTGTCTATCGCAATCTGTTTCGAGTCTGTAACTGTATAAAGTGTTTTACCAGTATTGTCGAGCACAAAATATAATTTCTTTTTACCAAACATTTACTTCTCCTTATACAATTAAATCTGAATTTGGAAGAGACTTTATCCAGTCACAAAAAGTATGCCATTCTTCAAGTTTGTGATCATTGCGTTCAACATAAACCTTGTGAAGAACTTCATAGCTAAGCATAAGAGTTCTCTTCTGCATATAACTTTCTGGTAACAGCTGAATGATCTGATACCAATAAACTTTCTTTACTGCTGGATCACTTTCTTTAAGAAAAGCATTTCTATTTTCATTTAAAATATCAATAGTGCCTAAAAGTGACTGATATGAATGTTCACTAATAATGTGATCGTGTGAAAAATCATCAAGCGTAAATTCTTTTGAAGTAATCGAATGCATTGTTGAACACGAGTTCTTTACAGTCCCAACACAATAGGTGTCATACTCTTTCCACCAATAAAATGGAGCTGTTACATCTGTATACACCACCATCATGCGTCTAAACTTGCTATGAGATGGATTAGAATTTCCAGCATGTGCAAGTTTTAGCATAAGTTCATGGTCTTTGGGTCCTCCATTATCACTCTTGTCCCAAGAATTATAGGGATTGCGCATCCCTCTAATAACTGCCTGCATCATCTCTTTTGATGGTACTAAAGTGTCACTGATGATTATCATTGTTGTCCTCCTTGCAATTCATTGCATATCGCTCCATCCCACAAACAGGGCACCTAAATCGGTACATAATATCATTGGTACTTGAGAATCCTACTGCCTCTAATTCATTGACATTTGCAGAAAACACAGATTTACAAACAGAGCACTGAAATATAATTGTTGGGTTTACTACAGATCCCTGCTTCAACATTTTCATAATTATTCATCCTTTAACTTTGCCGTAAATTTTCTTTTTATTGGCATGGTTTTCTCATAAGGCTTATGATGCTTTGCCCATTCTGTTTCTTTGGAATGAGTCTTCTCTAGCACGTCTGCATAAGCCGAATGCTGCAATAAAAATTGATGGCATGTTTGCTCTTTCATTTACTCCCTCCTTAAAATAAAAGAGAGACGACACGATTTAATCGCATCGCCTCCTTTCAGAGTTACTTTTTACTTTCTTTTGTTTGCTTCTTCAGCAAGTGCTTCGTCGAAATCGTAATAATAGTTTCTCAG